ATGCTGGAACAAATGGGCATTGCCGCGAAGCAAGCCTCGTATAAATTAGCGCAACTCTCCAGCCGCGAAAAAAATCGCGTGCTGGAAAAAATCGCCGATGAACTGGAAGCACAAAGCGAAATCATCCTCAACGCTAACGCCCAGGATGTTGCTGACGCGCGTGCCAATGGCCTTGGCGAAGCGATGCTTGACCGTCTGGCACTGACGCCCGCACGGCTGAAAGGCATTGCCGATGATGTGCGCCAGGTGTGTAACCTCGCCGATCCGGTGGGGCAGGTAATCGATGGCAGCGTACTGGACAGCGGCCTGCGTCTTGAGCGTCGTCGCGTACCGCTGGGGGTTATTGGCGTGATTTATGAAGCGCGCCCGAACGTGACGGTTGATGTCGCTTCGCTGTGCCTGAAAACCGGTAATGCGGTGATCCTGCGCGGTGGCAAAGAAACCTGTCGCACTAACGCTGCAACGGTGGCGGTGATTCAGGACGCCCTGAAATCCTGCGGCTTACCGGCGGGTGCCGTGCAGGCGATTGATAATCCTGACCGTGCGCTGGTCAGTGAAATGCTGCGTATGGATAAATACATCGACATGCTGATCCCGCGTGGTGGCGCTGGTTTGCATAAACTGTGCCGTGAACAGTCGACAATCCCGGTGATCACAGGTGGTATAGGCGTATGCCATATTTACGTTGATGAAAGTGTAGAGATCGCTGAAGCATTAAAAGTGATCGTCAACGCGAAAACTCAGCGTCCGAGCACATGTAATACGGTTGAAACGTTGCTGGTGAATAAAAACATCGCCGATAGCTTCCTGCCCGCATTAAGCAAACAAATGGCGGAAAGCGGCGTGACATTACACGCAGATGCAGCTGCACTGGCGCAGTTGCAGGCAGGCCCTGCGAAGGTGGTTGCTGTTAAAGCCGAAGAGTATGACGATGAGTTTCTGTCATTAGATTTGAACGTCAAAATCGTCAGCGATCTTGACGATGCCATCGCCCATATTCGTGAACACGGCACACAACACTCCGATGCGATCTTGACCCGCGATATGCGCAACGCCCAGCGTTTTGTTAACGAAGTGGATTCGTCCGCTGTTTACGTTAACGCCTCTACGCGTTTTACCGACGGCGGCCAGTTTGGTCTGGGTGCGGAAGTGGCGGTAAGCACACAAAAACTCCACGCGCGTGGCCCAATGGGGCTGGAAGCACTGACCACTTACAAGTGGATCGGCATTGGTGATTACACCATTCGTGCGTAAATAAAACCGGGTGATGCAAAAGTAGCCATTTGATTCACAAGGCCATTGACGCATCGCCCGGTTAGTTTTAACCTTGTCCACCGTGATTCACGTTCGTGAACATGTCCTTTCAGGGCCGATATAGCTCAGTTGGTAGAGCAGCGCATTCGTAATGCGAAGGTCGTAGGTTCGACTCCTATTATCGGCACCATTAAAATCAATAAGTTACCTCACATTTAAGTAAATCACGTTCTCCTCTTGTGCCGTATTTGTGCCATTGCGACTTATAATCGCATCGATTTTGCTCGCGTGCTCGGTGAGATGCCCGGCTGAAAGGTGGGCGTATCTTTGAACCATTTCGAGAGTTTCCCATCCTCCCATCTCTTTAAGTGCAAGAAGAGAGACACCGGACTGAACCAGCCAGCTTGCCCAGGTATGCCTCAGATCATGGAAGCGGAAGTTGCTAATGCCTGCCCGCTTTAACGCTCCCTTCCATGCCTTGTTGCTGTCGGTTCTCATCTTCCTTACCGCTGCTGTTTTTGTTCCGTCGCTTCGGTAGGCAGGTTTGGTGTGGACAAATACCCATCTCTTATGGAGCCCCTGCTGTTTTCTTAATATCTGGCATGCGGTTTCGTTAAGAGGAACTCCGATCGCATTGCCAGCTTTTGTTTCATCAGGGTGCATCCATGCCATTTTCTTATCCAGATCGACCTGTGACCACTCAAGGTCTGTAACGTTGGAACGGCGAAGGCCTGTCGTGATTGCAAACATGACCACAGGGAAGAAATGAGGAGCAATTTCTGCAAACAGGCGCTTCGATTCCTCCTCTGTAAGCCATCTGATTCGTCCATTCTTAACGCGTGGTGTTGATATTTTGGGCGCCCTGTCAAGCCATCCCCATTCAACAGCCATATTGAGAATAGCGCGAAGTATTGCCAGATGCCGCGTCTTCGTTCCTTTGCTTGACAGCTTTGGTTTATACTCCGGCACTGGCTTGCCAAGCCGCAAACACCTGTCCCGGCTCATTTCCCAGTTCAGGCGATGGCGGCGGTTTTCCATCCCGTCTACCGCCTCCATTATTTTTTCTGTTGTTATGTCTGAGAGAATGGTTTCTCTGAAGTGCAACATCCAGAACGATATAATGCTCTTGTCATCATCAATGGACTTCTTATCCGATTTCTCACGCAGCCACCGTATGCAGGCTTCCTTGAATAGCTTTTTCGGCGATTCCCCGAGATTTTTTACTCTCCACGCTTCTGCTTTCAGACGATCGTGAAGTTCTTGCGCTTGCCTTTTGTCCGATGTTTCAAGAGAGCGTCTAACTCTTGATCCATCTGGCGCGACGAAATCGCAGTGCCACGTGCCACCGCGTAGTTTGATTGACATGCTTTAACCTCCTGCACATCAACCGCATTCACCGCGCTATTGTGTCTCACAGACTTAAGCGCCGCAATGCAGTCTGACTTGCAAATGCGATATGGGCTTTTAGGTTTATCTGGATTTATCTTTGCGGCCTGAAGTCGTCCACTTCGTATCCACTGCGTGATAGTGCCTTTGTCTACCTTCAGATACGACGCTGCCTCTTCACGAGTGAAGATTTCTTCTTCCACCTGGAATCTCCATTTATTGGATTGGTATTATTGCGGTAGGTCTGGATATCATTGAGCAATGAACAGGCCTCATCGAGTGTGAGGCGGGTTAGTCCTTGCGTAGCTCGCTAATTCTTCTGTAAGTCTCTGGTGCTTTGTTTCCGTGTATCTTCATTTCAGACTTCAACAGAGCAACGAGAGAATCCCATTCGTTGAGGATTCCTTTGAATGCCGGAACGCGCTTTGCAACCTTGTCGAATGAATCTCTGATTTCTGGAATCTGCTCAACAAGTGCAACGCATCGCCGAAAGTCTGCTGCGTCATGGGGAGCGCCGAAGTGATGACCATAGATATTCTTTTTCAGTCCACATGCGATTGAGGCAAGAGTTGCGCTACTGATGCCGACATCGCCAGTCGATTGCCATTTCAAAACCTTCATAGCCAAATCTGACATTTCTTGTCTCCAATAAAAAACCGCCATCAGGCGGCTTGGTGTTCTTTCAGTTCTTCAATTCGAATATTGGTTACGTCTGCATGTGCTATCTGCGCCCATATCATCCAGTGGTCGTAGCAGTCGTTGATGTTCTCCGCTTCGATAACTCTGTTGAATGGTTCTCCATTCCATTCACCTGTAACTCGGAAGTGCATTTATCATCTCCATAAAACAAAACTCGCTGTAGCGAGTTCAGATAAAAGAAATCCCCGCGAGTGCGAGGATTGTTATTGTCTTTGCTTTGTGCATTTGTCGCACTTTCGGCACCATCCAGATAGGCACATCCGTCCGCAATTAACACATATAGGCCACATCATTTTTCCTCTTTTGGTTTATGAATCTGAATGGTCATGCCGCTTTGAGTGGTGGCTACAACGACAGAACCAGGCTGAAGGCTGTTAAGATTGAATGCTTCGTAAAACGAATCCAATGCCAGTGCTTTTTTATTCTTTCGGTTCCACCAACGCCATCCCTTGCTACAGGCTACACTGACAATCCACTGTCCACTCCTGTAAGCCATATAAAACCAGATGAGCAAAACCTGAATGAATGCTATCCAGTCAATAATCGTATATTTCGCGAAGGAGACCATCAATTAACCTCCTGCGGCGGTTCCGGTAGAGGCATCCAGTACAAGGCGTTCCCTAACCACGATAAAGTGCCGTCGCTCAACTCCACGTATTCCCCTTGTACCTGTCCTGCCATATACTCGCCGTGCTTTGAATAAATTAAAATCCAATCATCTTGAGCGGGCATTCGCTCACTACAGCTTATCCAACCATCCGGAGTTACCGGATAGTTGCCCGACAGCTCGTTCAACTTGTAAGTTTGGCTTACAGGTTCGGCTTCCAGTTCTGCAATGCGCTTCTCTGCAGCTTCCAGCTCAACGCGCAGCTTCCCTACCGTTAGCGCAATTTCCTCGTTCTCCTGGTCGCGGCGTTTGATGTATTGCTGGTTTCTTTCCCGTTCATCCAGCAGCGCCAGCACGGTTTCTGGTCCGGTCAGAAATTTGAAGGCGTTGAGCGCATCAATATCCACACCGTAATCCTTAAGTTCCTGTTCACTTAACAAATCATCATCAACTGGCAACATTAACAGGCGTTCCATTGCCGGAATTGCACGTTCTGCCGCCTCACGCAGTGCCTGATAGTTAATTTTGGTCATATCACATCCCCCTGAAGCCGTTGCATTTACGTAAAAAATCGCAGATATAGCCCTTCATTTTTTCGTGCCAATCTCGATCATTCCCATTGCACCAACCATCAGGTGGAGTCCAGTTTTCTATCAGAGCAGCCATTTTCTTTGCTTTCGCCGGAGTAGCTGTTGCGGTATCGCAGTAATGACGAGTGTCAACCAACGCATCCATACCATCGATATCAAGTATGCAAAACCATGTGTGATTCGGAATTCCTACAGGTGGTATTTGTTGCCCACGTCGGCGTTTATCAATGAGATATACACTCACTGGTTGCCTCCTTTGCGAAGCTGGGCGGCGAATCTCTCAGCATCAACAGCGCTTCCGCAATAGGCGGCGCGAGTCATGGAATCCAATTCGTTGCGGTTTTTTCTTACGTATTCCTTCTGGCTTTCAGCAAACAACTCCACACCCTGCGCCCGTACTTCAGCCAGAAAAGCATCGGTGTCTGGGGTTTTTATTTCGTTAAGCGCATCACTGAATCCACCACGCTCCATACCTAGCTCTGCTTCGTAATCGGCATCGAATGCAGCGTCTTTGCAGAACTTCTTCAGCTTTGCATTCTCCGCCGCCAGCGCTGAAAACTTCTCGTGTGCCAACTTAACAGTCGAATCAGCCTGCTTAATTGAATCAATCGCTTTCTGCTGGTCTTCGGACAGAGCCGAAATCTTGGCCTCCGCTTCAGCAAATTTACGCACCAGATATTCAGCGTTTGTTTCGTTAACCTTTAAATCTCGTGGGATGCATTTACCTTTTAGAAAACCATCCATCTCAATTAGTGACATTTGTTTCATTTCTTCCCACTCCGCCACATCGCATTCAGATATTTGTTTTGATTTACTGACGGAAAAGAATTTCTCTTAAGCAATTCCTCTCTCGATGGCATTGGCTTTACGCGTTGGCGAATAATCATTTCTGCCGGAAGAATGCCGGGATTGTATGCAAGTCCTCTCATGGTAAATTCCTCAGTCATTACTGATAGCGCCATAGCGTGAGCGGTAATTACGCAGGCGCGGGTCAATTTCAGGGAAGTGGGTGTATGTGGCTTTGCGGAATGGTCGGATTGATGTCTGGTAAATTCGCTCTCGTTCTTCTTTCTCTGCAAGCCATATACAATGGCGAAATTCCTTTTCCTCTTTCGTTTCCTGCGGTAGCGACATTATCAGGTCGTAGTTTTTTCTGAATTTATCCAGCACCTCCGATACGGAATTGCCGGAACAGCGGCGCGGGTCATCCGCACCATACTGAGGCGCTGGCATGATTTTCTCCTGATTAAATTGCGTGAATAGCGTGACGAGGGAAGGGGAGAGTTACTGGCTCCTCGTCTGGGTAGATAGGTTTGTTATGTTTGTGCCACTCGACATGACATGACTTGCAGAGCCACATCACATCGGTTGGTTTGCTGTAGTCGCATTGGTGCGCCTGTGGTTTACATTCTGATCCGCAGCACTCACATTGTGGTGGTCGGATTAGCTTACCGTCGCGCAAAAAATTACCCACGATGATGTGGGCTTTTCTTTTCCATGGGTTGCTCTGAATGAACCGCTTTTTGGCTGCGTTACACCGTTCTCTGCCGCGTTCCGATGATTGATATTCTCTCCTTGCTGATACTCGATGTGGCAATCCCGCGCGCTCTTTGTCATATTCAGCCAGGCAAGCCCGACAAGCGGCAGTTAATCCATCTCTGGATGCTCTTCTGATTTGAAAGTCCCTTTCTTCCTTCGGTTGATGGCATCTTGAGCAGATTTTCATATTCAGCTCCTAGAACGGAATATCCGAATCGTCGAAGTTCATAGGTGGTTCGCTGTGATTTCCATGCTGCTGAGGTTGCTGTCTTTGTTGATGACCGTTATTTCGCTGAGGTGAAGACTGTTCATTGCCTCCTTGCTTGCCACCAAGCATTTGCATGGTTCCACCAACGCCCACGATGACTTCGGTAGTGAACCGATCCTGTCCGCTTTGATCCTGCCATTTTCTTGTCCGCAATTTGCCTTCAAGATAAACCTCTGAGCCTTTTCGCAGATATTCGCTGGCAATTTCTGCCAGTTTCCCGCTCATTACCACACGGTGCCACTCCGTCTGCTCCTTTTGCTCTCCAGTTTGCTTATCACGCCATTGTTCTGACGTAGCAACTGTAAGGTTTGCAAATGCCGTTCCTGATGGTGAATATCTGATTTCTGGATCATGCCCAAGGCGACCAATAATGATCACCTTATTTACGCCTCTGCTTGCCATTTATGCCGCCTGTTTTAGCTCGTTAACTCTGATGTTCATTACCTGAACGCATTTAGCCTGCGCCTCCTCGTTTCCAGCCATTAATTGCCAGTCACGATGATAACGCTCGATGAGTTTTTTCTTGTCAGTTTCTGTTGACGCATAATCGCTGAAGTCTTTCAGGATTTGTTCGCAGTCAACCGATGGAGATTTCTGGTTGGTATTTTCTGGTGATGGTTTGTTATCTGATGCTGGGATTGCCCATCCCGGCAGTGATGGAGGGAGCCAGTAAAATCCTGTTCCATCCTTCAGTTTTGCCCTGTGCCACCCCTGCTTTTTATCGAGAGATGTTTGTGCGAAACCTTCCTCAAGGTTATACAGATACCGACCGATTCCCCACTGAACGGCAGCGCGCTTCATTGCACCGGAACGACCACCTTTGACGGCTTCTACCTGCGTGTTTTCAGCAGCATCCCATTTGGTTACCCATTCGGAATCAATCTTTATTGATATGCCGCATTCAACGCCGCCGTTGTTGGGAATATCGCGGTATTCATTGCGCCATCCTGCTTTGCCGCAAACATCGTCCAGGCGTTTCATGATTGCCCGGTTCGTGACATAAGCCAGCACCATAGCCCACACTTTGCCATCGCGTGTTTTACCGCTTTGCTGTATTCGCCATTCGATATCTTCAGGGCTGAATGGCTCATCGAATTTATTCAAATCCATAATTCACCTCAGAATGGACACGGCCCAAGGAAATAACGCTGATTTAATACTTCGACTCGGGACAAATTAAGGCATACCCGCATTCCTTCGCGGTCGCCATTATGGCGATACCAGAGAGCTTTCTGCGTGTACATGCGTCTCTGTAACTTGCTCTCCTTCACTGTGGTTGCAAGTGACATGAATATCTCCTTCGTTACCGATTAATTCTTTCATCTGACGAATGAATTCTTCGTCTGACCAGTTATCTGTAAAACTCATTTCCTGCGATACCATGGAAGGTTGATAGCTGATTTCATCGCTTTATTTGCTTCAAGCCACATTTTTGAATCACCAATAAATCTGGCTATTACTGCTTTGTTTTGTGCCGCACGAAGCATCTGGTGATTGATGGCTATTTCATTGCGCATAACGCCTCCAGTTGTTTCTTTGTTGCTCTGATTAATTGTTTAACTCGGCGTGATAATTCAGATTCGTGCGGGTAGAAAGCGGACATGACGCCGCTACCCGCGAGCTGAAAGTGCATCATGGGTAACTCCTTATATTTGATTGCATAACGAAAACGCCTCGAGTGAAGCGTTATTGGTATGCATATAAAAAGGCCCTCACACTGGAGGGCAAAGAAGATTTCCAATAATCAGAACAAGTCGGCTCCTGTTTAGTTACGAGCGACATTGCTCCGTGTATTCACTCGTTGGAATGAATACACAGTGCAGTGTTTATTCTGTTATTTATGCCAAAAATAAAGGCCACCATCAGGCAGCCTTGTTGTAAATGTTGCAGGTATCAAGTAAGTAATTAGATGGAGCGCCATAAATTATGAATTCATCGTTTGTCGGGTCCATCTCCATCTCTTGGCCTATTGCCATTCTTGCGTCAGTGTCGTCAGCGGCGAAGCATAAAACAGCCCACGCACCCATTGTTTTAAAAAGAACTGCAATTGGCTGTGGTTTTACTGAATTTGCGTTAGCGCGAAAATCACAAATCGCACTTTCATGAAACTCCATATCTCACCTCAAATAAGTGGTTTGCTGCCTAATTTCATTTTCTGGCGACCAACACAAGTCACACCCATTTCACTGCGTGGCTTGCTGTACCATGTGCGCTGATTCTTGCGCTCAATACGTTGCAGGTTGCTTTCAATCTGTTCGTGGTATTCAGCCAGCACCGTAAGGTCTATCGGATTCAGTGCGCTTTCTACTCGTGATTTCGGTTTGCGATTCAGCGAGAGAATAGGGCGGTTAACTGGTTTTGCGCTTACCCCAACCAACAGGGGATTTGCTGCTTTCCATTTAGCCTGTTTCTCTGCGCGACGTTCGCGGCGGCGTGTTTGTGCATCCATCTGGATTCTCCTGTCAGTTAGCTTTGGTGGTGTGGTGGCTGGTAGTCTAGCTCCAGCTTGTTGAGTCTCATTCGGAGGGGTATAACCGGCACCCCAGTGATTTTTCCATGCGACAACGTGCGCGTTATGGCGGCCTTATCGCCCGCGGCTCCCCATCTCGTCCACGCTATTGCTAGCGTTGGGAGCGCTTCACCGCTCAACAGTAGGTAAGCACTTGCCAGTGACTAGCTGGCTTCACCACACCCCAAAGCCTTCTGCTTTGAATGCTGCCCTTCTTCAGGGCTTAATTTTTAAGAGCGTCACCTTCATGGTGGTCAGTGCGTCCTGCTGATGGCTTAAAATTACAAGAAAGATTGTATGTTGTAAACAAGAAATATTGTAAAAAGAGGCGCGAAAAACAAACTCCGTTGTTTTTAAACGGAAAATAGTTTGTTTTTTGGTTATCGAGATTGAGGTGGGGATTACTGGTTGCAGGTTCCGACTACATCACCAACAAAGGATTTGGTTGATGTAAGTTGTTGCATACCTGGGATATTCATTACTTTGGAGTAAAGAGCTTTTTTGTCTGTAGTGATTGACCAGGTTTCAACGGTTATGCCTCCTCCAGACTGGTATTCTCCTACCATAGTGTTCGATGACAAAGCAGTGTATTTCATCTCTGGATAGACGCCAGAAACTGATTCATAAACTGATGATTTATCGCCATTTATTGTTACGTTGAAAACGGAATCTTCCGTGCTGTCTTTTGTAAACTCGTAACGATCGCCATTCATTGCCCCGTACCCGTGCAGGTTTGTGACAATCCAGCATTCAGAATTGGCGCTGGTAGTTAAGAGCATTGAGAGTAGCGCCGCAATCCTGATCATACGAATTTTACCCTCGCTTCCACGACAACACCGATAATCTTGCAGTTCCCGTTGATAGGAGTCATAGGCCATGAAGGATTCAGGCCTTTCAGGTACTTCTGCCCGCCATCTATAACCAGTTTCTTGAATGTTGCTTCGTTCGCGTCAGTCAGTTTGGCTACAACAAGGCTTCCATTCACTGGCTCGCGTCCAGTATCTACTAACACCATATGACCTTCAGGGATGCTTTGACCCACAGGTGAGGTCATGGAATCACCTTCAACCTTCAGCCAGAATCCATCGCCTAATAAGTTAACGTCACTGTCATACCATTCATCAATGTCCTTGATATCGTAGGGTTCACAAGCTTCACACCACGAACCAGCTCTAACCATGCTAATCAATGGATATTTCCCTTTGGGCTCAACGTGCCCAACAAATCTAACATTCGAATCAGAGGTGCCATTGAGCAGCCAGTCAACACTTACGCCAAGAGCTGACGCAAGTTCTGGTAAAAAGCGTGGTCGCTTAGTTTTACCGTTTTCGAGCTGCTCTATAGACTGCTGGGTAGTCCCCACCTTTTGAGCAAGTTCAGCCTGGTTAAGTCCAAGCTGAATTCTTTTGCTTTTTACCCTGGAAGAAATACTCATAAGCCACCTCTGTTATTTACCTCCAATCTTCACAAGAAAAACTGTATTTGACAAACAAGATACATTGTATGAAAATACAAGAAAGTTTGTTGATGGAGGCGATATGCAAACTCTTTCTGAACGCCTCAAGAAGAGGCGAATTGCGTTAAAAATGACGCAAACCGAACTGGCAACCAAAGCCGGTGTTAAACAGCAATCAATTCAACTGATTGAAGCTGGAGTAACCAAGCGACCGCGCTTCTTGTTTGAGATTGCTATGGCGCTTAACTGTGATCCGGTTTGGTTACAGTACGGAACTAAACGCGGAAAAGCCGCTTAAGACATTCCCGCTCTTACACATCCCAGCCCTGAAAAAGGGCATCAAATTAAACCACACCTATGGTGTATGCATTTATTTGCATACATTCAATCAATTGTTATCTAAGGAAATAATTACATATGCAACTTACAAGTACTCGCAAGAAAGCGAATGCAATTACAAGCAACATCCTGAATCGAATTGCTGTACGTGGTCAGCGAAAGGTTGCCGACGCGTTAGGGATTAATGAATCGCAAATTTCGCGATGGAAAGACAGCTTCATCCCAAAAATGGGAATGCTTCTGGCTGTTCTTGAATGGGGTGTTGAAGACGAGGAGTTGGCGGAACTGGCTAAGAAAGTAGCCAGAATGCTGACAAAAGAAAAAGCCCCGAAGAACGGCGAATTCTTCGAGGCCTGATGTAGAAAGACTGGATCAATCCACAGGAGTCATTATGACAAAACAACTCAGTCCTTACCAGGACAAAATTCACAAACACATACTACGTGATCGCTTCCTGTCCAGCTTCAAGCAGCCTGGTCGATTCCGGGCTGAGTTGGAAAAAGTGAAGCTGATGCAGAAGGAGAAAGGTCATGAGTAATCTTGCAACCGTAACACATTTAAGGCCTTCACAACGGCCTGTGGAGCGTCGTGTGGCAGAAGTTGAAGATGGTTATACCCGTCTTGCAAATGCCCTGTATGAAGAGCTTATCGGCGCAGATTTAACGAAAAATCAGAGCAAGGTTGCCCACGCCATATGCCGTAAAACATACGGCTACGGTAAAAAGATGGATCGCATCTCTGATAGTCAGTTAGCTCAAATTACCAGGCTGCCAAGACAGAAGGTAAACAAGGCCAAGAATGAGCTTATCGCGATGAAGGTTATCCTTCGCGAAGGCCAGCAAATCGGGCCTAACAAGAACATCGAGGAATGGCAAATCGAAGGGTGTCACTACTCTGGTGATAATGTCACTGCATTGGTGACAAAAAGTGTCACCAAAACGGTGACAGCGCTGTCACCAAAACAGGGACACACAAAAGAAACTATTACAAAAGAAAAAAGAAATAATAAAAACACTATGTCCGAAAGTGTTCGGACGGAGTGTGAAAAATCACCTGACCGTCACGAAGAAACCGACAAGGCATTCGAGGAAATATTCTGGTGTGCAGGCATGCGGAAGGCCGGGAAGAAAAACGCAGCTTCGGCATTCAGAACACAGTTCAAGGAATGGCGTAAAACTACCAGGGGTACGGCAAGCGAGTTTGCCACGATGCTGGCAGAAGACATCGCATGCAGGAATGGTAAGCAGTTCGGATTCGACAGGTTGTTACCATCGAGCTACCTGAACGGTCAACGCTGGAACGACGAGAAGCCAGAAACCATTCAACCACAATCCAAACCATCATCCGCAATCACCGTATCGAAAACTGGCTACGTGTTTTTCGACAGGTGAACCATGAAATCAAAAATCAAATCGTTACTGGTCGCTGGTTATAACCACGGCTGGTTAAGTATTTCGTTTGTCGATTTCTGGTTTAAAAATCTCAATCTGAGGGAATCATGAGGCCAAGTGAACTTAGCGACCTGCTTTGGGCGCAGGTTGACAGGGTGGCTCCGCACCTGTTGCCAAACGGCAAGAAAGAGGGGCATGAGTGGGTTGCCGGTAACGTCAACGGTGACAAGGGAAACAGCCTTAAGGTCAACCTTAGCGGCAAGAAAAAATGGGCTGATTTCGCTGAGGGGGACGGCGGTGACATGCTTGATTTGTGGATGGCATGTCGAGGAATTAACCTGCATCAGGCTATGCAGGAAGCGAAAGCATTTCTCGGTATCAAGGATGACGATCACCATTTCGATGCCAAACGTGAGAAGAAATTCTCCAGACCTGATCGCAAGAAAATCGCCCGCTACGTTACCAGAACAGAATCCCATCTTGAGTACCTGCAATCGCGTGGCATATCGCCAGAAGTCGTAAAGCGCTACGAGGTTGTCAGCGGCAAGGTGTGGAATGGAGAACGAGAACTTGATGCACTGGTGCTTCCGTACAAACGCGATGGTGAGTTGTTGCAGGTCAAGCGAATCAGCACTGAGCGCCCGGACGGGAAGAAAGTCATTATGGCAGAAGGTGATTGCGAACCTTGTCTGTTCGGATGGCAGGCTCTGGACGCTGGCGTGAGGGCGGTTGTACTTTGCGAAGGCGAAATTGATTGTATGAGCTATGCGCAATACGGCATCTCGGCGTTATCCGTGCCGTTTGGTGGCGGGAAAGGCGCTAAGCAACAGTGGATTGAGTTTGAGTATCACAACCTCGACAGGTTTGAGGAAATATTCATCTCGATGGACGTTGATGATGTTGGTCGTGAAGCCGCAAGGGAAATCGCAAGCCGACTCGGTGAACATCGTTGCCGTCTTGTTACTCTGCCGTACAAAGACATCAACGAATGCCTGATGAACGGTGTTACCGAGGATGAAATCTGGCAGTACATCGGCACGGCATCCTACTTCGATCCTGAAGAACTCTACAGCGCGCGAGAGTTTTACCAGGACACTATCAACGCTTTCTACGGCAAGCAGCAGTATCTGTTTAATCCACCGTGGGAATCTCTGGCAGATAAATTCCAGTTCCGTGAGGCAGAGTTGACGCTGGTCAATGGTGTGAACGGTCACGGAAAAACGGAGGTTGTCGGGCATATGGCACTTGAGGCAATGCGTCAGGGTGTGAAGACGTGCATCGCGTCACTTGAGCTGAAGCCAGGCATTCTCCTTAAGCGACTTACCCGTCAGGCGACGTGCTGCAAGATGCCGCCAGTGCTGGAAATTGACTCTGCATTTAAATTTTATGACGAAAGACTTTGGGTGTTTGGCCTGACCGGAACGGCGAAAGCCGACAGGCTGATCGAAATATTCGACTACGCTCGCCGCCGATACGGGATCCAGTTATTCATCATCGACAGCCTGATGAAATGTGGCATAGGCGACGATGACTATAACGGGCAGAAGGCGTTTGTTGACTCGATTTGCGACTTCAAAAACAAAACAAACTCCCACGTCATTCTCGTTACTCACTCGCGAAAAGGAGACAGCGAAGAAAAACCAACCGGGAAAATGGACGTAAAAGGCTCTGGAGCGATAACAGACCTGACAGACAACCTTTTCATCATCTGGCGTAACAAGGCTCGCGAGAGAGCGTTACAGAGAGTTCAGAGTGGTGAAAAGATGTCAGAGAAGGACGAACAGCTACTGGCATCTCCGGCATCTGTTTTGATGCTTGAAAAACAACGTAACGGCGAAGGTTGGGAGGGTGGTGTCCCGTTGTTCCTTGACGAGCAATCGCACCAGTTCCTGCAACTTGAATCAGGATCGCCATATAGCTACATCGCCAATATGCCGAAATCGGAATATGACGAGGCGTGGCGACAGGAAAACGTGACGGAGTATTAAATGACCATCTACATCACTGAGCTAATAACAGGCCTGCTGGTAATCGCAGGCCTTTTTATTTGGGGGAGAGGGAAGTCATGAAAAAACTAACCTTTGAAATTCGATCTCCAGCACATCAGCAAAACGCTATTCACGCAGTACAGCAAATTCTTCCAGACCCAACCAAACCAATCGTAGTGACCATCCAGGAACGCAACCGCAGCTTAGACCAAAACAGGAAGCTATGGGCCTGCTTAGGTGACCTCTCTCGTCAGGTTGAATGGCATGGGCGCTGGCTGGATGCAGAAAGCTGGAAGTGTGTGTTTACCGCAGCATTAAAGCAGCATGACGTTGTTCCTAACCTTGCCGGGAATGGCTTTGTGGTAATAGGCCAGTCAACCAGCAGGATGCGTGTAAGCGAATTTGCGGAGTTATTAGAGCTTATACAGGCATTCGGTACAGAGCGTGGCGTTAAGTGGTCAGACGAAGCGCGACTGGCTCTGGAGTGGAAAGCGAGATGGGGAGACAGGGCTGCATGATAAATGTCGTTAGTTTCTCCGGTGGCAGGACGTCAGCATATTTGCTCTGGCTAATGGAGCAAAAGCGACGGGCAGGTAAAGACGTGCATTACGTTTTCATGGATACAGGTTGTGAACATCCAATGACATATCGGTTTGTCAGGGAAGTTGTGAAGTTCTGGGATATACCGCTCACCGTATTGCAGGTTGATATCAACCCGGAGCTTGGACAGCCAAATGGTTATACGGTATGGGAACCAAAGGATATTCAGACGCGAATGCCTGTTCTGAAGCCATTTATCGATATGGTAAAGAAATATGGCACTCCATACGTCGGCGGCGCGTTCTGCACTGATAGATTAAAACTCGTTCCCTTCACCAAATACTGTGATGACCATTTCGGGCGAGGGAATTACACCACGTGGATTGGCATCAGAGCTGATGAACCGAAGCGGCTAAAGCCAAAGCCTGGAATCAGATATCTTGCTGAACTGTCAGACTTTGAGAAGGAAGATATCCTCGCATGGTGGAAGCAACAACCATTCGATTTGCAAATACCGGAACATCTCGGTAACTGCATATTCTGCATTAAAAAATCAACGCAAAAAATCGGACTTGCCTGCAAAGATGAGGAGGGATTGCAGCGTGTTTTTAATGAGGTCATCACGGGATCCCATGTGCGTGACGGACATCGGGAAACGCCAAAGGAGATTATGTACCGAGGAAGAATGTCGCTGGACGGTATCGCGAAAATGTATTCAGAAAATGATTATCAAGCCCTGTATCAGGACATGGTACGAGCTAAAAGATTCGATACCGGCTCTTGTTCTGAGTCATGCGAAATATTTGGAGGGCAGCTTGATTTCGACTTCGGGAGGGAAGCTGCATGATGCGATGTTATCGGTGCGGTGAATGCAAAGAATATAACCGCTTCCGACCAAATCAACCTTACTGGAATCGATGGTGTCTCCGGTGTGAAAGAACACCAACAGGGGTGTTACCACTACCGCAGGAAAAGGAGGACGTGTGGCGAGACAGCGACGAAGTATCACCGACATAATCTGCGAAAACTGCAAATACCTTCCAACGAAACGCTCCAGAAATAAACGCAAGCCAATCCCAAAAGAATCTGACGTAAAAACCTTCAACTACACGGCTCACCTGTGGGATATCCGGTGGCTTAGAGAACGTGCGAGGAAAACAAGGTGATTGACCAAAATCGAAGTTACGAACAAGGAAGTGTCGAGCGGGCTTTAACGTGCGCTAACTGCGGTCAGAAGCTGCATATGCTGGAAGTTCACGTGTGTGAGCACTGCTGCGCAGAACTGATGAGCGATCCGAATAGCTCAATGTACGAGGAAGAAGACGATGAATGAGTTAATAAATGGCAATGCCATCAAAATGACAAGCATTGAAATCGCTGAGTTGGTGGGTAAGCGTCATGACAATGTGAAACGTACCATCGAAACGCTGGCTAAAAATGGTGTTATCCGGCTTCCTCAAATTGAGGTTTCCGAAAGAATCAATAACTTAGGGTTCAATGTTCAGTACGAGCATTACGTCTTCGAGGGCGAACAAGGTAAGCGAGACAGTATTGTCGTTGTTGCCCAGTTGTCGCCAGAGTTCACCGCTCGCCTTGTTGACCGTTGGCGAGAGCTTGAAGAAGCTGCGGTTAATATCCCCAAAACGCTACCGGAAGCGTTGCGCCTTGCTGCTGATCTTGCTGAGCAGAAAATGCAGCTGGAAAACCAGCTCGCAATTGCCGCACCTAAAGTTGAGTTTGCCGATCGCGTTGGCGAGGCCAGCGGAATTTTGATTGGAAACTTTGCAAAGGTTGTTGGAATTGGTCCAAACAAACTGTTTGCGTGGATGCGCGATCACAAAATCCTTATTGCTTCAGGTTCCCGGCGCAATGTGCCAATGCAGGAATATATGGATCGCGGCTATTTCACAGTGAAAGAAACAGCGGTCAACACAAATCACGGAATACAGATATCGTTCACTACAAAAATCACCGGACGTGGCCAACAGTGGCTGACCAGAAAGCTGCTCGATAACGGAATGCTGAAAGTAACCGGGGAGGCTGCTTAATGGCTAACCTACGCAAAGAAGCACGCGGCAGAGAATGCCAGGTACGTATTTACGGCGTATGCAATGGCAACCCTGAAACTACAGTTCTGGCACATTACCGGATGGCTGGAATTTGCGGAACGGGAATGAAGCCTGACGACCTGATCGGCGCATGGGCTTGTAGTGACTGCCACGCGGAGATCGACCGACGCACCCATAACCTCGACAACAAAGACGCCAGACTTTACCACCTCGAAGGCGTGATCAGGACGCAGGCGATACTGCTGAAGGAGGGGAAGATTAAGCCATGAACGAATATCAGTTTGTGCTTCCATACCCACCGTCGCTGAATACCTACTGGCGAAGACGGGGAAGCCAATACTACATCAGCGATAAAGGCCAGAAATACCGAAAAGACGTTCAGCAAATCATCCGCCAACTTAAGTTAGACATTTTCACCAAATCACGACTCCGCATCAAAGTCATCGCAGACGTTCCAGACTCCCGCCGCCGCGACCTCGACAACATCCTGAAAGGTTTACTCGACTCCCTTATCCACGCCGGATTTGCGGAAGACGACGAGCAATTCGATGACATTCGCGTAATTCGTGGTGTGAAAGTACCAGGCGGACGGCTTGGAATAAAAATCACCGAACTGGAGAACGTATGAACGCCACAATTCAAACGATACCAGAGCTTCTTATCCAGACACGAGGCAATCAGACCGAAGTGGCTAGGATGCTTTCCTGCGCAAGAGGAACAGTGCTTAAGTACAACCGAGACAGCAAAGGTGAGCGTCACATAATAGTTAACGGCGTCCTGATGGTCAAACAGGGCAAAAGGGGAAGGCCATGAGACTCGAAAGCGTAGCTAAATTTCATTCGCCAAAAAGCCCGATGATGAGCGACTCACCACGGGCCACGGCTTCTGACTCTCTTTCCGGTACTGATGTGATGGCTGCTATGGGGATGGCGCAATCACAAGCCGGATTCGGTATGGCTGCATTCTGCGGTAAGCATGAACTCAGCCAGAACGACAAACAAAAGGCTATCAACTATCTGATGCAATTTGCACACAAGGTATCGGGGAAATACCGTGGTGTGGCAAAGCTTGAAGGAAATACTAAGGCAAAGGTACTGCAAGTGCTCGCAACATTCGCTTATGCGGATTATTGCCGTAGTGCCGCGACGCCGGGCGCAAGATGCAGAGATTGCCACGGTACAGGCCGTGCGGTTGATATAGCAAAAACAGAGCAGTGGGGGAGAGTTGTTGAGAAAGAATGCGGAAGATGCAAAGGTGTCGGCTATTCAAGGATGCCAGCAAGCGCAGCATATCGCGCTGTGACGATGCTAATCCCAAACCTTACCCAACCCACCTGGTCACGCACTGTTAAGCCGCTGTATGACGCTCTGGTGGTGCAATGCCACAAGGAAGAGTCAATCGCAGACAACATTTTGAACGCGGTCACACGTTAGCAGCATGATTGCCACGGATGGCAACATATTAACGGCATAATATTGACTTTTTGAATAAAGTTGGGTAAATTTGACTCAACGATGGATAAATGCACTCGTTAAATAAAGCCCTGAGTTAATAGCTCGGGGCTTTTTGCGTTTTAATCACGACCTTTCTGAAAGCACATCAAACCAAATACCAGACAGACAAAAATAATCACCTTATCCGCTGTGGCTACGGTGCGGTGTGCTTTGCATAAAAGAAAACCAGCGCAATGGCTGGCTTCGTGAAAGTGGGTGGCAAGAAGTTGTTGTCGATTAAAAATAAATACAAGGAGTAGCTTATGCTAAGCGAAACAGCGAAAGATATCGCAGGATATGAAGGTAAATACTCCGTAACTACTGATGGCCGCGTTTATTCTCATTCGAGAGTTGATGCTCGTGGAAGGTTACAGAAGGGCAGATGGCTTAAGCCTGTTAATCATAGTGATGGTTACTTGTATGTAAATCTCCGCGACAAAGGAGCACTTAAAAAACATTACATTCACAGGTTAGTGGCGGCTGCATTCATTGATAATCCAAACTCGCTTCCGCAGGTAAACCACATAAATGGAATCAAGTCTGACAACAGAGTAGATAATCTTGAGTGGGTTACTGGCTGCCAGAATATGGTCCATGCAAGCAAGTCAGGATTGCTAAACCCAATCAGTGGTGAGCGTCACTATTGTGCAAAACTCACTACTGAGCAAGTGAAAGAAATACGTGCGTGCAAATCAATGTCACAGCGTGAAATGGCGAGAATGTACGGCGTATCAAAAGCAACAATTGCAGGAATTCTTAACTATAAGACATGGGTTATTTATTAACTAATTAATTAAGAGCTCCCATTACAGGATGCATTTATGAGTGCATCCATTAATGGTCGTTAAATGCGATTGATATGGATACTGCGCAAACAGTATCCCTAATGGTCTCCTCGCGAAAACTGTGACGAGCAAACAGCGTTACCGCAAAATGTAGCCTGGATTTGTTCTATCAGTAATCGACCTTATTCCTAATTAAATAGAGCAAATCCCCTTATTGGGGGTAAGACATGAAGATGCCAGAAAAACATGACCTGTTAGCCGCCATTCTCGCGGCAAAGGAACAAGGCATCGGGGCAATCCTTGCGTTTGCAATGGCGTACCTTCGCGGCAGATATAATGGCGGTGCGTTTACAAAAACAGTAATCGACGCAACGATGTGCGCCATTATCGCCTGGTTCATTCGTGACCTTCTCGACTTCGCCGGACTAAGTAGCAATCTCGCTTATATAACGAGCGTGTTCATCGGCTACATCGGTACTGACTCGATTGGTTCGCTTATCAAACGCTTCGCTGCTAAAAAAGCCGGAGTAGAAGATGGTGGAAATCAATAATCAACGTAAGGCGTTCCTCGATATGCTGGCGTGGTCAGAGGGAACTGATAACGGACGTCAGAAAACAAGAAATCATGGTTATGACGTCATTGTTGGCGGAGAGCTATTCACTGATTACTCCGATCACCCTCGCAAACTTGTCACGCTAAACCCAAAACTCAAATCAACAGCAGCCGGACGTTACCAGCTTCTTTCCCGTTGGTGGGATGCCTACCGCAAGCAGCTTGGCCTGAAAGACTTCTCTCCGAAAAGCCAGGACGCTGTGGCATTGCAACAGATTAAAGAGCGTGGCGCTTTGCCGATGATTGATCGCGGTGATATCCGTCAGGCAATCGACCGTTGCAGCAATATCTGGGCTTCATTGCCGGGCGCTGGTTATGGTCAGTTCGAGCATAAGGCTGACAGTCTGATTTCAAAATTCAAAGAAGCAGGCGGAACGGTCAGAGAGATTGAGGCATGAGCAGAGTCACCGCGATTATCTCCGCTCTGGTTATCTGCATCATCGTCTGCCTGTCGTGGGCGGTCAATCATTACCGTGATAACGCCATCGCCTACAAAGCCCAGCGCGACAAAGCCACATCCATCATCGCTGACATGCAGAAGCGTCAACGTGACGTAGCAGAACTCGACGCCAGATATACAAAGGAGCTTGCTGATGCTAACGCGACTATCGAAAGTCTCCGTGATGATGTTTCTGCTGGGCGTAAGCGGCTGCAAGTCGCCGCCTCATGTGCAAAGTCAAAGACCGGAGCCAGCAGCATGGGCGATGGAGAAAGCCCAAGACTTACAGCAGATGCTGAACTCAATTATTACCGTCTCCGAAGTGGAATCGACAGGATAACCGCGCAGGTTAACTACCTGCAGGAGTACATCAGGACGCAATGCCTTCGATGATAGCGATAATTTTACTCATCATCCTTCACATCTGGCTCTGTAGACAGGGTGGTGATCACTTCTGGAGTGAATCCAGATTAAACATCTCATTGCTGATGCTTGATATTGAGCATCTTGCGCGCGGTAAGGGGCTGCGTTGAGATAAGAGCCAGTTCATTACAAAGCCTATCTACTGGTGGGCTTGATAATGAAACCGGAATTTATTCTGGGTAACCAGTTACGGCAGTACAGCGAAACAACCCAAGCCAGTAAGTGGGGAAATAACACTGGCATCCACTGAAAGATGAACCTCCTGCCTTATGGCAAAAAAAGATTCTTTGTGGTGGCGGACTGATGGAAAGACATCCTAATCAAGCAACCACTCCACAGGGTCATAATTATGAACGACCAGCAAATCGAAAAAGAAATCGTTGAGAAAGGCAAAACCGCTCCGAGAATCACTCCGCAGCACATCGAAGACGTGATTAAAAGCGAGCATTACTTTACTGCTTATGATGGACGTAATGGTGCCATTTCCAGCAACGAATATTGTGGCAGGGAAAAACCAGAAGAAGGCGATCGTGATTTATCACCATTGAAGTTGCTCACTTTCTGCGTACTGGTGCTGAAGAATGGCTTCACCGTCACCGGAGAGAGTGCCTGTGCAAGCCAGGAAAACTTTGATGCAGAAATTGGTCGGAAGATTGCCCGGCAAAATGCTGTAAACAAAATCTGGATGCTCGAAGGTTACTTGCTGAAGCAGAAGCTAAGCGAACAGTAGTTATTACAAAAGCCATTCCCTACAGAGTGGCTTTGATAATGGCTTATACCCTACACGGGATAACTTAACTGATATCCCTTTTAACGGATAAACGGAGCCAACAATGGCAGAGATTATTCCCATGACTGAAGAACAGAAATTCCAGTTAGAGATTTACAAGCTGGTCATGAACCAGAACGCAGCCGCAGAGGAAGCATTTCAGTTCATTGGCACTGACGAGCTGAAGCTTGAGCTATTCAAAATTCACTTCCAGTCAGGTGGCGCTAATTCAGATATCACGACCCGCACTATCGAAGCGGTGCGTAAATCGAAGGAAGCGTTAGACCTGTTCACTACCGGAGCATAAACATGGCGCGCCCAACAAAGTATCAAGAGGCGTATGCCGAACAGGCACGCAAACTGTGCTTGCTGGGCTATACAGACGCAGAACTTGCTGATTTCTTTGAAGTCAGTGAGTCAACTATTAACAAGTGGAAGCTTGATTATCCTAAGTTTTCGGAGTCCATAAAAAAGGGTAAGGCCGTCGCTGATGCAGAAGTTAGTGACCGTCTTTATCAACGCGCTATGGGCTTCGTGGCTCCAGACATCGATATTCGTGTTATTGAAAACAGAATTGTCGAAACTCCGCTTGAGAAGTATTACCCGCCTGATACAACCGCTGCCATCTTCTGGCTTAAGAACCGACAGAAGGATAAATGGCGCGACAAGGTTGATCACGAGCTAACAGGCAAAGACGGCGGCGCAATCCAGATTGAAACATCACCGATGAGCACTCTATTCGGAAAATGACCTCGATTAATCCTATCTTTGAACCGTTCATTGAGGCGCATCGCTACAAAGTCGCCAAAGGCGGTCGAGGTAGCGGTAAATCATGGGCAATTGCGAGACTGCTTGTTGAAGCGGCGCGTCGGCAGCCAGTGCGTATTCTCTGTGCTCGTGAACTGCAAAACAGTATCAGCGATTCGGTAATCCGGTTGCTTGAAGACACCATAGAGCGGGAAGGGTATTCGGCTGAGTTTGAAATTCAGCGTTCAATGATTCGTCATCTCGGAACGAATGCTGAATTCATGTTCTACGGCATCAAAAACAACCCGACGAAGATTAAATCGCTAGAAGGCATTGATATTTGCTGGGTGGAAGAAGCGGAAGCGGTAACGAAGGAATCGTGGGATATCCTGATCCCAACCATCCGTAAGCCGTTCTCTGAAATATGGGTGAGCTTTAACCCGAAGAACATCCTCGACGATACCTATCAGCGATTCGTTGTAAATCCTCCCGATGATATTTGTCTGCTGACGGTGAACTACACCGACAACCCGCACTTTCCTGAAGTTCTCCGTCTGGAGATGGAAGAGTGCAAACGCAGAAATCCGACACTGTATCGTCACATCTGGCTTGGTGAGCCAGTAAGCGCAAGTGATATGGCAATCATCAAACGTGAATGGCTTGAAGCCGCAACCGATGCGCACAAGAAACTCGGATGGAAAGCGAAAGGCGCTGTTGTCTCTGCGCATGACCCGTCAGATACAGGGCCGGATGCTAAAGGTTATGCATCGCGTCACGGTTCGGTTGTTAAGTGCATTGCCGAAGGTCTGCTGATGGACATCAATGAAGGTGCTGACTGGGCAACTTCGCTGGCGATTGAAGACGGTGCTGACCATTACCTGTGGGATGGTGATGGTGTTGGTGCGGGCCTACGCAGACAGACAACGGAAGCGTTCTCCGGCAAGAAAATCACCGCCACGATGTTCAAGGGCAGTGAATCGCCATTCGATGAAGATGCGCCGTATCAGGCCGGAGCATGGGCTGATGAAGTCGTACAGGGCGACAACGTTCGCACTATTGGTGATGTGTTCCGCAATAAGCGAGCGCAATTCTATTACGCGCTGGCTGACAGGCTGTATCTGACATATCGGGCGGTTGTTTACGGTGAGTATGCAGACCCCGACGACATGCTGAGTTTCGACAAAGAAGCGATAGGCGAGAAGATGCTGGAGAAGCTGTTTGCAGAACTGACGCAGATTCAGCGCAAATTCAATAACAACGGGAAGCTGGAGCTAATGACTAAGGTCGAAATGAAGCAGAAGCTCGGTATTCCATCTCCTAACCTGGCTGATGCGCTGATGATGTGTATGCATTGCCCGGAGTCGGCTGCGCAACCCGACTATTCCAGTTACTCAATTCCTTGTGGTGTAGGTTGATATGGCAGAAAAAAAGATGACTGACTGGCATCGCAAGGTGCTGTGCAACTTTGATAATGCCTGGTCAGCAACGCAGGATATGCGTGAGCAGATTATTGAGGCTCAACGTTTCGTCCGGGTGTCCGGCGCACAGTGGGAAGGCAGCACAAACGCTGGTTACTCATTTGATGAAGGCAGGTTTGAGCATTACCCGCGCTTTGAACTGAATAAGATTGCCCGTGAATGTGATCGCATCATTGGCGAGTATCGACAGAATCGCATCAGCGTTAAATTCAGGCCGAAGGACGATAAGGCATCGGAAGCGTTAGCCGAAAAGATGAACGGCAAATTCCGCGCTGACTATCAGGAAACATCCGGTGGCGAAGCGTGTGATAACGCATTTGATGATGCTGTAACGGGCGGATTCGGTTGTTTCCGCATGTGTGCCGATTACGAAGATGAAATGGATCCGAGTAACGAGCAGCGCCGCATCAGCCTTCTTCCTGTTTACGACCCAGCGACATGCGTCTTCTTCGATCAGGACAGCAAGCAATATGACCGTTCTGATGCTATGTGGGCTATGGAAATGTTCTCCATGACGCCTAAAGCGTTCGAGGCTGAATACCCTGATTCCATCGCGGCAAGCCTTTCTCGTGATGACACTGGCACTCAATATGACTGGTCAACGCCCGATGCCATCTATGTTGGACGCTACTACGAAGTTCGCATAGAGAAGGTGAAGCTCACGGCGTGGCGCAACCCTGTTAGCGGAGAAACGGCAATCTATGATGAAGAGCAAATCAAAGATATTGTTGACGAGCTGACCGATGGCGCATTCGAACTGATTGGCGAGCGGACAGTGAAGAAACGCCGCGTTTATTGCGGCCTTCTGTCTGGCGCTGAATGGCTGGAAGAACCGAAGCGTATTCCGGGCGAACATATTCCTCTCATCCCGGTATATGGGCGTCGCTCATTTGTTGATAATCAGGAGCGAATCGAAGGCCACGCTGCAAAAGCGATGGATGCACAGCGTCTTGAGAACCTGATTGTTTCCATGATTGCAGATAACGCTACTCAGGCTGGCGGTGATGGCATTCCTATCGTGGATGTTGATTTCATTCCCGGTCCATTAATGAATTACTGGGCAGAGAGGAATAAGAAAAGACCAGCAGTTCTTCCCATGACCAGCAAGAAGGACAAAAACGGAACGGTCATTTCAGAGGCTCAGGTTGCTGGATGGACGCCTCCGACACAAATGCCGCCAGCTCTTGCCGGGCTATTGCAGTACACCGGAACGGCTATTCAGCAAATTACAGGTGCGTCGCAGCTTGAGAACATGCCGAGCAACGTCGCCACCGATACCGTTGATAGCATTTTTAACCGGATGGATACGCAGTCCTATATCTACATGGACAACATGGCTAAATCCATGCGTCGCGCTGGCGTCGTGTGGCTTTCTATGGCACGTGAGGTCTATGGCAGTGATACGCCGATGCGTATCGTTAATGAGGACGGCAGCGATGACGTGGCGCTGATGACTGGTGAAGTGGTTGACCGTCAGACAGGGCAGGTTATCGCGCTTAATGACCTTTCGCAGGGCAACTATGAAGTGACTGTCGATGTCGGTCAGTCGTTCGCTACTCGCCGTGATGCAACGGTTAAGTCGTTACTTTCCATGCTGGCACTTATCCCACCAGGAACGCCGAAGCACGACCTTGTATCGTCGATGATTCTCGACAATATGGACGGCGAAGGGATGGACGATCTGAAAGAATACAACCGCAATCAGTTGCTTCTGTCTGGCGTTATCAAGCCGAGAACGCCTGAAGAACAGCAGATGGTTGAACAGGCGAAACAACAACAGGCCAGTCAGCCAGATCCGGCTATGGTTGCAGCGCAAGGTCAGCTTCTTGCTGGTCAGGCTGAATTGCAGAAAGCGCAGAACGAACAGGCAGCCATTCAGGTTAAAGCATTCCAGGCACAGACTGATGCTCAGGTTGCAGCGGCAAATGTTGTGAAAATACTCGCATCTGCCGATAGCCAGCAGAAATCTGATATCCGCGAGGCTCTGAAACTGCTCGGACAGTTCCAGCAACAGCAAGGAGACAATGCCCGTGCTGATGCAGAGCTTGTCCTGAAAAGTCAGGCACAGGGCCATGCGCAGCGCATGGACATCAGCAGCATCCTGCAAAAATCAACCCGGCAACAACCACAGCAGTAATTAACCCATAACGTGCAATGGCTGTCTTTATGAGGCCTGGCACCCTATTGCCTTCCGATGGGCTGAACATCGAGTAAACAGGGGTAACAAATGGACCAGATGGCAGAAAACACACCAGAAGTTGAAATCGAAACCGACGCGTCAGAGCAGATTCCTGATGATGTCGAACTGGCTGAAGAAGTCGAAACAGAAGATGGCAGTGAGTCCTCCGGCAATGATGCAGAGGAAGCTACTGAAACTGATGACGACGAATCAGAACAGGAATTCTACTTTGGTGAAGAAAAGCTGGATTCGCCAACCAGCGAAGATAGCGCAGAGCATGGACTGGTAAAACACCTGCGCAAGACGATTAAAGAGAAAGACCGCGAGCTGAAAGAGCTGATGCGTCAGTATCAGAAACCCGTCGAGCAGCAGCCGGTAATCACTCAACCACCGCGAATGCCAAAACTGGATGATGAGGACATCGGTTTCGATGAAGAAATCTATCAGCAACGCATGGCTAAGTGGGCAGAGGATAACGGCAAGTACCAGCAACAGGAGATGGCTCGCAAGCAGAAGGAGCAGGAGCTTCAGGCTGCTTATCAAGAGCGATTATCCAAATATCAGCAACGTGTTAAGGCTCTCAAGGTTCCTGGCTATCAGGAAGCAGAACAGGCCGTACTCGAGGAAATCCCCATCGAGACACAAAACGCGATCCTGTTTGAGTCAGAGAAGCCGGAAATCGTTGTTCTGGCGCTCGGCCGCAACGCTGAACTGCGCAAGCAACTGGCAGAAGCTACTAACCCCGTAGCAATTGGTCGTCTGCTGGAACGTATCGAATCTAAGGCCAGAATCATGCCAAAAGCAAAAACCACGGCAGCCACAACCCCGACAGTTAAGGGGAGCAACGGCGCAGTAATCAATAACCTCGACAAACTGAAAGCCAAGGCGCTGGAAACTGGTGACTGGACGCCGTATTTCGCCGCTAAAAAGGCAAAAAAATAACCTATCGGAGCATTAAGCATGGCTAACCAATTAGCAAAAGACCTTGAAATCATGTTCGAAAACTACGTTGAAGGCTTTGAGGCCGCCTGCGTAGTTTCCCGTAACGCTAAAAAATTCCGTCCCGGTGATACAGCAATGCAGCGAGCAGGTGATGTTCTGTATCGTCCGCAGCATTACCACATGAACATTGAGGAAGGCCTCGACCTCAGCGGAAAAACGCCTACAGCACTGGTTCAGCGCCTTGTTCCTTCAGTGTTCAAGGAGCCGAAAAACATTCTGTACACTCTGGATGCGCGTGAAATGCGTGACCCGGAACATAAAACTGAAGCTGGTCGCGCCGCAGGTATGCGCCTTGCTGCACAGATTGACTCTGACCTGATTTCCATGGTCACGCAGCGTGCTACTAACGTGATCACAATGGCTGACTCAACCACTGGTTCACAGGGCCGTGATTTGTGGAACTGTGCGGCAGGTATTGATGCCACCATGACGGCGATTGGCGTACCTCAGGGGATCAACCGTCGCTCTTTCTGGAACCCCTTCAACTACAAAGACCTTGCTGGCGAGCTTGGTCACCGTGCCTATGCTCAGGGCGCAACCCTGACAGCATACGAAAAAGCGCAGATCCCTCCGGTTGCGTCCTTCGATAGCTACAAGACCGATATTTCTGGTCGTGTTCCGAAGGGTACAGAAACTTCCATTACGCTGGCAGCAGCACCTGCGCATAAGGTTGAAGCGAAAGATGCTAACGATATGCCAGTGGATAACCGACAGGGGACCATTACGGTATCTGCTGAAGGTTTGCAGGTTGGCGATGCGTTTACCATCGCAGGGGTGAATTCCGTACACCAGATCACCAAAGATACCACCGGGCAGCCGCAGGTATTCCGCGTTCTGGCAGTTAGCGGAACGACAGTAACTATCTCCCCGAAAATTCTGCCGCCTGACAACGCGGATGTCGCCAGCCGTCCATATGCAAACGTTGATGCTAATGCGGCAAGTAGCGCAGCAATCACCATTCTCAACAAAAATGCCGCACCGGCTAACCTGTTCTGGGCTGATGGTTCTGTTGAGCTGATGTACGGCAAACTGGCGTTCCCGACTGGTCAGGGTCCACAGGTAATGACAGCAACCACCGAGCAGGGCGCTACGCTGATCATGTCTTACGCCTTCGACCACATCAAAGGCGTAACCACTGCTCGTTTCACCACTCTGTACGGTTGCTCTGTACTTGTTCCTGAATATACGGGCATCGTTATTGCCGGGCAGTAATTTTGGTGGGGCTTCGGCCCCATTTTTATTGGGAGAAGACAATGGCACGAACAATGCTCTATAAGCCTGGCAACATGATCACCTGTGGTCAGTTTGCTGTCGATTACATCATTGTTGATGACGAAGAAGTTAAATCTCACCTGAAAAAAGGTTGGGTAAAAACTCCTGAAGAAACCGCAACGAAGCAAAAAGTGGCTAAGGCGGAAGAAGATGGCGAAAACGAAGGGTGATCTCGTTCTAAAGGCTTTACGAAAAGCCGGGCTGTATTCCAATGCCACGTTGACAGATGCCGACCCTCAGGCAATTGAAGATGCCATTAATGACCTCGAAGACATGATGGCAGCATGGCAGGCGAAAGGTATCGAGCTTGGATATCAGTTTGCTGATACAGAAAACGGCATCATGCCGTTACCTGACGATGATTCAGGTATCCCTGCATGGGCAAATGATGGCGTCGCTTTGAAACTCGCTGTGCAAGTGTGCATGGATAACGTCATTCAGCCGTCGGATGCTCTCCTTACCGCTGCTGACAGCGCATATCAGACAATCTGCATCGCTTTAACCAAAATACCACCACTTGAGCGGCGAAATGACATGCCTCGCGGTAGTGGTAACAAAAGCGCGTTTACGTGGAATCGGTTTTACATCGAGAAAGATGAACCGAGTACGTGAGGTGAATAAATGCCGATTCAGCAACTTCCGCTTATGAAAGGTGTCGGCAAAGACTTTCGAAACGCCGACTATATCGACTATCTGCCAGTGAATATGCTGGCTACACCCAAAGAAATACTCAACAGCAGCGGATATCTTCGCTCATTCCCGGGCATTGCCAAACGTTCTGATGTGAACGGCGTATCGCGCGGAGTCGAGTACAACATGGCGCAGAATGCTGTCTATCGTGTGTGTGGCGGCAAGCTCTACAAAGGCGAAAGCGAAGTCGGTGATGTTGCCGGAAGTGGTCGCGTATCAATGGCACACGGTAGGACATCACAGGCAGTAGGCGTTAATGGTCAACTGGTCGAGTATCGCTATGATGGCACGGTTAAAACCGTCTCAAACTGGCCTGCAGACAGCGGATTTACGCAGTATGAGTTAGGTTCAGTCCGCGACATTACACGCTTACGTGGGCGTTATGCGTGGTCAAAAGACGGTACTGATTCATGGTTTATCACTGACCTTGAAGACGAATCACATCCTGACCGATACAGCGCACAATACCGCGCAGAATCACAGCCTGACGGCATCATCGGCATAGGTACATGGCGAGACTTCATCGTCTGCTTTGGTTCATCGACAATTGAATATTTCTCCCTGACTGGTGCAACCACCGTTGGTGCCGCTTTGTATGTCGCACAGCCATCGCTGATGGTGCAGAAAGGTATTGCCGGGACTTACTGCAAAACGCCATTCGCTGATTCGTATGCGTTTATCAGCAATCCGGCAACGGGTGCGCCGTCTGTATACATCATCGGATCAGGTCAGGTATCACCAATCGCCAGCGCGAGCATTGAGAAAATTCTTCGCTCCTACACTGCTGATGAACTGGCTGATGGTGTGATGGAATCGCTGCGATTTGATGCGCATGAACTGCTGATTATCCACCTTCCGCGCCATGTTCTCGTGTACGACGCATCTTCAAGCGCCAATGGTCCGCAATGGTGTGTGTTGAAAACAGGCCTGTATGACGATGTGTACCGCGCCATTGACTTCATTTACGAAGGCAATCAGATAACGTGCGGCGATAAGCTGGAGTCCGTGACCGGGAAATTGCAATTCGATATCAGTAGCCAGTACGACAAGCAACAGGAACACCTGCTGTTTACTCCACTGTTCAAAGCGGATAACGCCAGAGTTTTCGACCTTGAAGTTGAATCTTCAACGGGTGTTGCGCAGTACGCTGACCGCCTGTTCCTCTCTGCAACCACTGACGGCATAAATTATGGGCGTGAGCAGATGATTGAGCAGAATGAACCGTTCGTTTACGACAAACGCGTTTTGTGGAAACGAGTAGGGCGCATCAGGAAAAATGTCGGCTTCAAATTGCGCGTTATTACGAAGTCACCAGTCACTCTGTCTGGCTGCCAGATAAGGATTGAGTAATGGCTGATTCATCACTGAATGATCCTGTCGTGGTTCAGGCTACGCGCCTTGATGCTTCAATTTTGCCACGCAATATATTCAGCCAGTCTTACCTGCTGTATGTCATAAATCAGGGAGCTGATGTCGGTGCAATTGCTGGGAAGGCAAATCAGGCTGGTCAGGGCGCTTACGATGCTCAGGTAAAAAACGATGAACAGGACGTCGAACTGGCAGATCACGACGCAAGAATCACCGCAAACACAAAAGCGATAAATCTCCTTGAGGTCAGGTTAACAACCGCCGAAGGGAAGATAGTCGTACTGCGTAGCGATGTTGATTACTTGCTGGATGAGGTTATCGATATTCAGGCGCATCTGGTCACTGTTGACCAAAGACTGGATAACGTAGAAAACGATGTCTCTGGCATTAAGAGTGATTACGTATCGAAAACCGTAACCGAATCGCAGTCTCTTGCGTCACCGCTGGATGTAAAAACATCATATTCAGTTGATGGAATTCAGGTCGTTGGAGCAAGGCAGACCGGATGGACTGCAGCCACAGGTACACCTCTTCTTGGCTCATTCAACGCTAACCAGTCATACACGGTCGGCACTACGTACACACAATCCGAAGTCGCGGCTCTCGCTACAGGTTTGCAGCAGGCTCGGCAGCGTATTCTGGCGCTTGAAACGGCACTTAGATTACATGGGCTGATTGACTGATGATTACATTCAAACCAACGCGAAACATCGACCTGATCGAAGCTGTCGGAAATCACCCTGACATTATTGCCGGGAGCAACAACGGTGATGGATACGACTACAAGCCTGAATGCCGTTACTTTGAGGTGAACGTGCACGGGCAGTTCGGCGGCATTGTTTACTATCAGGAGATTCAGCCGCTGACATTCGATTGCCACGCCATGTACCTGCCAGAGATTCGCGGCTTCAGCAAGGAAATCGGGCTGGCGTTCTGGCGATACATTCTGACTAACACCACCGTTCAGTGCGTCACATCGTTCGCCGCACGCAAATTCCGCCACGGGCAGATTTACTGCGCAATGATTGGCCTTAAGCGTGTCGGAACCATCAAGAAATACTTTAAAGGCGTGGATGACGTGACTTTTTACAGCGCCACACGCGAAGAACTAATCGACTTCCTGAATCACGGGAGATAGCCATGTTATATGCATTTAAGCTGGGCAGAAAACTGCGCGGCGAGGAACCTTATTGCCCTGAAAAAGGCGGGAAAGGTGGCAGTTCTGATAAAAGCGCAAAGTATGCAGCAGAAGCTCAGAAGTATGCCGCAGACCTGCAAAATCAGCAGTGGCAGACGATCATGAAAAACCTTGCTCCGTTCACGCCTCTTGCGGAGCAGTATGTTAACCAGCTTCAGAACCTTTCCAGTTTAGAAGGTCAGGGGCAGGCACTTAACCAATATTACAACTCTCAGCAGTACAAAGACCTTGCAAGTCAGGCTCGCTATCAGAGTCTGGCGGCAGCGGAAGCAACGGGTGGATTGGGTTCCACCGCAACCAGTAATCAGTTAGCAACAATCGCACCAACGCTTGGTCAGCAATGGCTATCTGGTCAGATGAACAACTACCAGAATCTGGCAAATATCGGTCTTGGCGCTCTTCAGGGGCAGGCAAACGCCGGGCAAACATATGCCAACAACATGAGTCAGATTTCACAGCAAAGCGCGGCGCTGGCTGCGGCAAACGCCAACCGACCGTCAGCATTGCAGCAGGGGGTTAGTGGTGCTGCATCCGGTGCGCTTTTGGGTGGTGGCATAGCCAGTGCTCTCGAGCTATCAACTCCGTGGGGTGCTGGTATCGGTGCTGGTCTTGGTCTGCTTGGCTCGTTGTTTTAAGGGGTAATCATGGCTACTTGGCAAGGATCAAATGGCGGATTGTTAGCTGGTATCGGCGGCGTAAACTCAAACGCTCCGAGCGTAAATGACATCGGCAATACGCTTCAGTTTATCAGGCAGAACAATGATATTGAGCGTTCAGGCGCTAACAATGTTGGGCTGACTGCTTTGCAAGGCCTTTCAGGTATTGCGGGGGTGTTTCAGCAGGAAAAGCAGGCTCAGCGGCAGAAAGAATTTCAGCAGGCATACGCTAATGCTTATGCGTCTGGTGATCGCGGTGCTTTGCGTCAGTTGGCTACTCAATATCCAGACCAGATTGAATCCGTTCGTAAAGGCATGGGATTCATTGATGAAGATCAGCGTAATTCTATCGGCACCTTAGCGGCTGGCGCACGCCTTGCGTCATCGTCTCCAGAAGCAATGCAATCATGGCTGCAAAACAACGCCAATGAGCTGGCGCGCGTCGGTGTTGACCCTAATAACGTTGCTCAGATGTATCAGCAGAATCCTTCAGGATTTGGTGAGTTTGTTGATCACCTTGGAATGGCCGCGCTTGGTCCGATTGATTACTTCAATGTTCAGGATAAGATGGCTGGTCGTGAAATTGACCGAGGCAGGCTGGCAGAGACAATCCGCAGCAATCAGGCCAGCGAAGCACTTCAGGCGAGAGGGCAGGATATTAGCCGAGCAAATGCGTTAACGTCAGCATATGCACCAACAGCCGCAATGCAGAATTACAATCAGTACGCGCAAATGTTAAAGGCGGATCCAGATGGTGCAGCAGCATTTGCGGCAGCGGCGGGAATTAATCCCAATGCTAAGAAATTACTTAAGGTTGAAACCAATCCTGATGGCTCGGTAACTAAGTATTACACCGATGGCAGCGAGGAAGCCGGAAAACTAAACCAACCTATATCTGGTGATGGCATTAAACCAATTAGCTTGCCACAAGCGCAAAGCATCATAGATAAGGCTAATGAGGGTTCCAAGAAGGCGGCAGGATTTGCTTTGCGATTAAAAGATTCAATGGACTCAATGAATCAGCTTAGTAAAAGCATTGACCCTAAGCGAGTTGCATTAATAAATCGCTCTCTTGGTGATGGGACTATTGCAAATTTAAGCCTATCACCAGCGGAGCAGCAATATATGGTAAATGCGAGAGACGCCTTGTATGCAATTTTGCGCCCAGAAACAGGTGCAGCAATTACTCTGCCAGAGATGCAGGAGTATTCCAAAATGTACCTGCCTCAGCCCGGTGATTCCAAGGCTGCTACTGAAACAAAAATGCGAAAAATGCAGGGCCAATATAACTCGTTACGTGGTCAGTCTGGTCGCGTTTATGATGCTTTGGTGGTTTCAAGTGCTGCAAATAGTCAACAACAGAGCAATAGCCAACAACCGACAAATACCCAACCGCAGCAGAGTCAATCCGGATCATATACCTCAAAATCAGGCATTCAATTTACGGTGGAATGATGAAAGTAACTGCAAACGGTAAGACATTTACCTTTCCTGATGGTACGAGCACCGAAGATATTGGCACCGCCATTGATGAGTATTTTGCTGGTCAGGCTGTTCAGCAACAAACAGTTAATCAGGACAATAATGCACCAACACGGGAAGAACCATCATTGATGCAACAAGCTGGCGATTGGCTCACTGGTGGTCAAAGTGCAGGGCAAATTGCAGAGCAGGCTGGTCGTGGTCTGGTAAACATACCATTCGACGTATTACAGGGCGGCGCAAGCCTGATTAATGCAATCAGCCAGGGGCTTGGTGGCCCCAAGGTTTTGGATGATGTTTATCGTCCAGTCGATCGACCGACAGACCCTTACGCGCAAGCTGGTGAAACAATTGGCGGGTATTTAGTTCCAGGAGTTGGAACGGCAGGAAGCATGGCTATTGGATCACTGGCAGAGGCCGCAAATCAGAAAGGCGATTTCGCACAAAATGCAACTAAAAATGCCGGAGTTAACCTTGCCGCTCAGGGGGTTCTTTCCGCAGCAGCAAAGGGAATAGGGCGTGGAATTACTGCTGTTCGTGGCGAAATATCACCAGCAGATCAGCAATTGCTCAAGCGTGCCGCTGCGGCAGATGTACCAGTTATGACATCGGATGTAGTTCCTCCAAAAACAAAACTTGGCAATCAACTGCAGGGTTACTCAGAAGGAGTCATAGCTGGGACTGGACCAATGAGAGCCGCACAGCAGGATGCTAGAACCAAGCTTGTTAATCGCTTCACCGAAAAATACGGCGACTACGATCCATCTGTAGTCGTTGATAGTCTAAAGTCAGGCGTTGCAAGGGAAAAATCGTTAGCCAAGTCAAAACTAAACAACCTGTCAGGAAGAATGGTTGGAAAGCCAGTTGATACAAGTGGCGCCATAAGAGCTATCGACGGAGCAGTAAACGAACTTGGGAAACTTAAAGGTGTTTCTGACACCCAGACCATTTCTGCGCTTAATGATTATAAGAATGCCATTCAGGAGATAACACATGGAGATGATGCCTTTGAGTTACTTGATAAGCTGAGAACTCAGTTCCGCATTGACGTAAAAGGCGATCGTACAGTTCTGCCATCAATGTCGCAAACAATGGTCGACAGGGTCTACAACTCGCTAACCAATAGCCTTAGTAAATCTATAGCGAAAGGACTTAGCCCAAAAGATGCTTCAGCATGGAGAGCGGGAAAAGCTGATTATGCAAAAATGGCAACACATGCAACTCAAACGCGCCTTAAAAACGTTCTAAACAAAGGAGATTTAACTCCCGAGGCTGTAAATACCATTGTGTATGGACAATATGGGTCAGATATAGCTCGATTGTACGGGAAACTCGATCAAAAAGGTAAAGACATGCTAAGGGCGGCATATATCAGCAAAATAGCTGACAAGGTAGGTGACAGCCCTCAGAAAATGATGACCGAGCTTGGCAAGCTGCAAAAACAAGCAAATGGTCAGGTGTTTAAAACTGTATTTGGTGGGAAGAACGGAAAAGAGATAGAGGGGATGTTATCTATTCTCGATGCTACCAAAAGAGCATCTGAGGCTAATGTTGTGACGAAGACTGGCATGACACTCGCGCCTTTGGTAAGGGTTATTGGTAACCTAAAAACCGGAGGCGCGCTATTGGCTGGGGAAACAGGGATTGGCCTTATGTCGAGGGTTTATGAAAGCCCTATGGCTAGGAATGCGCTCTTACGTCTGGCAAACACTAAAGCTGGAACGCCAGCTTATGAAAGAGCGCTGAATAACGCCGCAAATGCCATCAGACCAATACTTGCCAATGATGCAACTGATCGCTAAGGGTTGATGTCATGGATGTTGTTAATTGCGAATGGAATCGCGGAACTCTTTGCTTGATAGAAAAGGATCTGTTCTCCTTAACTCATCATAGTTTTTATTAAACTTTCTTGCTTCACCTGGGTATCTGTTGAACAAAACATTGCAGAAAAAAGAGAGCAATAACTCACATATGAATGCTAATACCCTGAAAAATAAAGGTATAAAAAGAAGGGAAGGTTCATTGAAGTCTCTATTCCAAACAAAATAGACAATCATCCCGACATACCAAATTGATATCCCTATACTGATGATTGTTCCAACAGAGGTAACTACGATCCCGATTAAGTCGGACAGTCTGTTTGCCAGTAACTCATTTGAGTATCTTGCAATCATATACCGCCAACATTTTGCAATATCATCCTGATCTGTAGAGTCTTCTGGAATAGCTAGGATTCTACATATTGAAGTAGCTCTTTTTTTCTCAACTCTTTTTGAGAGCCATCCATTAAAGAGATACATCAACACCTGCGTTGCTATTCCTGCACCAAGTGATATCAAAGACATCCCCAAAAATCGCCATCCTGGAGATAGTGACTGGTACTGCCAAACAAAAAAAATTAAAAAACCCAATGAGCCTATGACATAGGCTGATGTATCGCTATATATATCTATTTTTTTCATTGAGTAGCCACTCCTTAGTTTTGAGCAGAACACCGGATGATAATGTTTTGTTATGTGTCTTTTGGGATTCTATCCAGTAACTCGTTGGAAATTTTATCAAGTAAAGATTTTATTTGTTTAAGATCTAATGATTTGTCTACTGATGAGACGTCATATGATAACGCATCCTCAAGAATTTGAACTATCTCTGAGTTCATAGATCGACCGTTTCGTTTAGCCCTTTCCGCAATAGCACTACGCATGCCGTCAGGCATTCTAACCGTAAATCTTTCTATGAAATTTGATTCGTCTTTTTCTGACATTTTCTTATTCGCAAGGCATATGAGCAATAAAAAACACAGTAGCATCATATTGACATTATGAGCAATGGCATCATAATGGTGTCATGACATCATGGTGATGTCATTATGACGGAGATATTGATGATGAGCGATGTTCTTTACAGTGGTCGTAAAAGTCAGAGTTTCCAGCTTCGTTTGCCAGCGCGAATGAAGGAGGAGATTAGACGTGTTGCTGAAATGGATGGAATTTCTATCAACTCTGCGATTGTGCAGCGACTGGCTAAAAGCCTGAGAGAGGAAAGAGCTAATGCCCAGTAAAAATAGTGAAGCCCGGCAGTGCGCGAACACAAACCGGGCCTCTATGTCAGTAACCGTATGCAAGGAAACTAACATGAACATTGTAGCAAAATCAGATTATAACTTCCAAGGATTCACCTTTAACCCTGTAACAGAGGGTGGGTCTATCTGGTTTACCTCCACCGAACTAGCTAAGGCTCTCGGCTATAAAAAAACTGATGCCATCAGCCAAATTTATGCCCGTAATGCTGACGAGTTTTCCGACTCAATGTCATTGACCCTCAATATGAAGGTCAACGGGATAAACAATAGCTTACGTAACAAATCGGTCAGAGTTTACTCGCTCCGAGGCGCTCACTTGGTGGCGATGTTTGCTTCTACGCCCAAGGCCAAAGAGTTCCGCCGCTGGGTGCTGGATATTTTGGATCGGCAGGCAGAATGCTCACCGATTGCAAAACAGTTTACTGACGAAGAGCTGGTTAATCTCTGCTACTTACAATTGTGGATGGAGAAGAGTCAACAAATGTGCAAACACATCTACCCAGGAATGAAGCAAATTGGTTCTGAGCTTTCTGGAAGGATTTACGATATTGCATATGAGACTCGCTACATGTCAGAAGAAACCAAGAAATCACTTCTTCGTGAAATGAAGAATCTTGATACCAACAATTTTGTCGTAAAGAACGCTCAGCCAATGCTGGCAAAACTGCGCGGCGAGGAATGGATTCATTGATTGGTGCGCCGGACGGCGCAAAAAGAAAACCGCCAGTGTGCTGCTGGCGGCCTATGTCACACCCTTACTACCACATAAGGAATGCCTAATGACTTTTAAGAATGTAGCAAACATCGGATCCGTTGTCACGGATAAAACCATTGACAGCCAGCGCCTGCTTGAGATGGTAAATCAGGCTCGTAGACAGTGCGGTGAGCCGGAGGTTCGTAATAACAAATTCATCGAGAAAATTGAAGATGAATTGGATGGAGAGCACTACACAAAAAGTGTAGTGCAAAAAGCGAACAAAACTTCGATGGTTATCATTGAGATGTCAATCAAGCAAGCATTGCGAGTTGCCGCTCGCGAGTCAAAAGCCGTTCGCCGCTCACTGGTAGACCAACTTGAAAGTATGCAAGAAGCGCACATTAAAAGCGGTAAATCAGCGAGTGGACTTGTTGAGTATCGTCAAGCGCGAACATTGAAAATGACGGTTGAAGCTGTTACCAATCTGTTCGATCTGATGCCAAATCTTGCGCCGGAAGCAAAGCAGACTGCTGCAGCAAGCATAATCAACCCGCTCGTTGGTTTTAATGCAATACCTCTTCCGGCAATAGAAGAGCATTACTACTCAGCAGGGGAGGTTGCAGAGCAGCTTGGAGTAACGGCCAACAAGATTGGTCGCATTGCTAACGCAAACAACCTAAAAACTGAGCAGTACGGGAAGTTCTTCCTGGATAAATCGGCGCATTCCAGCAAACAGGTAGAGGCGTTCCGCTACAATTCTGAAGGCGTTAAAGCACTACAACACCTGCTACATGGCTCAAATGTGGCGTAACATTTTATAATGAAAACTAAACCCGCTTAATCGCGGGTTTTTTCTTTCCTTAGAATTTCAGCCGCAACTTCTTTTACTCGTTCCGAGATTAATGAGGCCAGTCTCTCTTCTTCATCACGATACCCGCTTACAGGTGATGGTTTGGAGAGTGATTCTTCCATCGTAGCCACAATTTCGGAATTGATAGACCAGTTATTCATTTTTGCACGCTGCTTAATCTTAGCGTGCAACTCGTGCGTAAGCCTCAAGTGGAACTGCGCCTCATCGTATTTGCTGTACATCATCAATGCCTCACCAAATGGGTGGAATGGCATCGTAAAACCTACTGTACAAATCAACAATCGTACCGTTTCGGTATGTAACAAATGCCAACCGTAGCCACGCTGCGGCGATTCCTTGCATCTGGAGCAAATTAAATGACAGATTCGATAAATGCCAATGTTGTAGTGAGTATGCCTTCTCAACTCTTCACTATGGCACGTTCTTTTAAAGCGGTTGCCAATGGCAAAATTTATATCGGTAAAATTGACACTGACCCGGTAAATCCTGAAAACCAGATTCAGGTTTATGTGGAGAACGAAGACGGCTCTCACGTTCCTGTTTCGCAACCAATCATCATTAACGCTGCTGGATATCCGGTATATAACGGACAGATTGCCAAATTCGTTACCGTGCAAGGCCATTCTATGGCTGTTTATGATGCGTATGGGGTTCAGCAATTCTATTTCAACAACGTACTTAAATATGACCCAGATCAATTACGCCAGGAGCTGATAGGACCAAGGGCAGGTATGGCTGGGTTTGTAACAAGGGGACACCTGCTGTCCTCATTGATAACAGACAACACAATCTATCCTGGGCAAGCCTATAGGTGCACTGATCGTGCGGATGGGATATTTGATGTGGTAAACAAGTCGTCTGTAACTACAAATGGATACAACATCGTTTCACACCAAACGCTTCCTTATGCATTCGTACTTCGCATAAACGGAAGAACTGTAGATATTGAGCAAATGGGTGCAAAACCAGATGGTAGCGAGGATATTCTTCCTATTCTAAATGCAGTCACGCAGATGTTTGTTTCTACTACAGGCGATGCCTATGACGCTGGATGCACCATCCTTTTAAAGGAGAATACTTACCTCTTATCATCATGGACAATGCCATCAATCTTCCAAAACCTATCGTTAGTCGGTAACGGAGCAAAGATTAAATGTAAGGCATCAGGAACATACCCTCACCTGATAAAAACAGGATGGAACTTTCAAAACATTTCTGGTGTTGATATTGATGGAGCACTAAATGAAAACTACACATGCATCCTCAACATAAATAATGGCTATGGCAGGTATGAAAACATCACGATAAGAAACGCGAAGCTTCCTATTCGCGTTGGATTGCCTGGAACTAACCCTGTTAGCTTGTCTGAGTTCTACTTTGATAGGTTAGTGATAACTGGATGCGCAAAGATAGCTGAATGCATTGGTTTATACAGTGTCTTGCAGATTTCAGATAGCGTACTTGCCTCTGGCGAAGGAACGAAATGGAAAAGTTACGATTGCACAGGACTGGCAACTTATGGAGGAAGGATATTTGTTAACAAGTGCACAATGAACTCAAATGTAGTAACTACGGATAGTCCATACATATATGTATCAAGCACTGTAGAGCAAGGAAATACGTACTGTGGTCAAGTAAGCGTTGAGCAGAGCGATCTTGAGATGAGATCAAGAACGATACTTGTATATGACCAATCTACAAACTTCCAGAATACCCAGCAAAACATCAGGCTATCAAACTCACGTGTTAGCGTGTGGTTATCGCAGGAGCCGAGGGCTAAAACATTCTTCGAATCCAACGATGCATATAGAGGCCTTTTCTCGGTAACAAACTGTGATGTTATATTCGATCAGCCTTTGACAGAGAGACCAATAAAGGCAGGGAGTAGAACTCTTTGTAAGCTTGATTATTCATCGTTTAACCATGTTGGTTATTATGGATCTAATCTTATTGAGTGGAGCGGATTCCCACCAATAGAAGAGTTTTCATTGAAAATGAAAGCCTCAATTACAAACAACCAATCACTCGCTATAGGGCAGAACAAAATATCATATGATCAAACATTAAAAGATATCTATGGTACCGATCTCACGCTTAACAAGAAATTCAACGTAGGCCTTAATAGATTTGAATGCCCCAATGGTGAAATAGAAAGTGTAGAGCTCGTAGTAAATTATCTATTCTCAGAAGCAGTTACCTCACCAGTTGAATGGAGGATAGATGTATTTTTCTCTGGAAGCTCAACAACCACAACGATATGCAAGCACACCACGCCAACAGGTGTAACAGCAGGGTCATTCTGCGTTGCGCTACCAATGATAGATCAGAACTCTACAATAACAACCTATGCTACAACAAACGCAACCGCAACTCTGTTAGGAGGGAATGTCTTCAATAATACAATATCTTTATTATGTAAAACTAAGAGACCAAGAGTGATCAGCTGACATACAATAAAAGGCCGGGAAATCCGGCCTCATATAAACATTACGCAGACTTATACTCTCGTATACGAGAAGTAAGCATGTCTCGTATATAGTTAGAGAGTCGAATTTCAATATAGTCACGTGAAAAGTGAGCCGTCAAAATGGTAGATGCAATAATCAACACTCCCATAAGCGGCCCTCCTGCATATTCCTCATGCCCGGACTTTATAAATATTATCTGAAGCATCTCTTTCACAAATGGATGTAAGAGATACACCGAAAAAGATATGCCCCCCAGATATGTCAAAGGCGCACAAACAAACCCAAACCTGCTCTCATATATCACGCAGACAAAGACAAGTGCAGCTGAGACAAGCCCCCACTGCAAGAATCCCCATCCAGCCCTAAATCCAGAGAAATACTGCCACGCAAAGGCTGTAACAACAGCGAAAACCAACCAGGTAAGCGATGATTTACTTACTTTGCTAAAATCAACAAAATCTACCAACTTGGCAATCAATACCCCGGCAAGAAAATTTATAATGATAGGGTTTGTCACAAGGGACATATAGGCAACACTAAAACCATAATCAACCTCTGTGACGAAGCTAAATGATGAAAAAATAGATGGTATTATGTAAAGAATAGTCATGAACGCTAAAGAGAAAACAGTCCACATCCATCTATTAAATGCAAGAGATACAGCAAATACAGCATAGAAGAACATCTCATAGTTCAATGTCCATCCAACAAAGAGAGACGATAACCCAAGATTCGGAGCGTTTCTGGCGTCAAGAGGATAAAACAGCAATGATTTTATTATGTCAGTATAATTATCGAATTCGTGAGCCGTGGGAACTGAATATTTAAGGACTATCAGCCATAGTATTGTCGCTATGAAATAAAGTGGATATACGCGTGAAAACCGCTTTATGATAAATAAGATTGACTCATGAACGCCTGTCCTATTGTGCGTATAGGTCATGACGAATCCACTAATAATGAAAAATAAAGGCACGCCCATCCCACCATAAGAGAACAGTGCATCGCCAAAATTATAAAAAGGCATATTGAAATACACCTTAAAATGCACAAGAACAACCATTAAAGCGGCAATTCCTCTCAATGCCTGAATGGTATTAATTGTTCTCTTTGCGTCGTTAGAGTCATTGACCGACATCGCAACATCATCCCGTTTCGTATGCAATAAGTATTTTCTGCATTCTATCATGAGTTTTCGCGTTCTCTATGTTCAGTGACACATTTGTGATTGACGAGGCAAATCCGGATGAACTACTGTATGCATGAACAGTATTTATCGGAGGTGCATTATGGGATTCCCGAGTCCAGCGCAAGATTTTGTTGAGCAACGAATTTCACTAGACCAGCGCATCATAACCAGGTCAGCTGCTACGTATTTCATGCGAGCCGGGGCAACGCATTACAGGGAGGGCATCATCAGTGGTGCTCTGCTTGTTGTCGACGCATCGCTGAGGCCGTGTGACGGGTCATTGCTGGCTTGCAGAATGGAAGGTGATATGAGGATAAAGCGGTATCGTAATCATCCAAAGGCGCACCTGGAGGATTTGCAGACGGGAAGGCGTGAAGAGATACCTGTTCACGATGACGGCACAAGCCCGGATGCGATATTTGGGGTGATCACGTACACCATCAACGATGCTCGTTCTGGCGAGTTCGACGACTGCCCGGTGATGTGAGACAGAAATGGGACACACAAAGCTTTGCACTGGATTGCAAATATTTGTGCTCTTCTATGCTGAGTGGCTACATGTTTGAAGAGCGTTGTGCCGTATTTGTGACATACACATGACAACATCATGCATCAACTTTCTGTTTGTGCCATCAACTATTGCTTGGTGAATGCGGTTAATGCTTGCTAAAACAGATAGTTATGATTGGTGCTACAGATTCGTAATGCGAAGGTCGTAGGTTCGACTCCTATTATCGGCACCATCAAGAAAATCAATAACTTAGCTTAACTTCTCTAAGAAATTGTATCTTCTGTTATCACTTACAAACGCCTATACGTTGTTATGGGCTTTGGTAGTGTAACACGTATGGGCGAGTAGTTCCCAGGCTCAACCTCGTAACAAGTTCCTTTGAAGCTGGAAGACGTGCCACCGTCTCTAAACCTTCTACCAAAACTCTTAGCAAGATGTTCCACACCTGGCGCGGTGTCCAATGATGCTACACGTCGTGAGACGTTGCAGAGGATAAACAGGCTAAATGATGGGAAGAGTTTTAAGTGCAATAGTGGATCAAAGCCCACCTCTTCAAAACCTAACTTGATCGGGAAAGAATCAAGCTCTAGCACGGTTTCGTCCACCGGAGTACAACGGGTGCCTGATAAGAGAAGAACTGCTAAGACTTCATAGCTTTTGTGAAAAAGCCCTTTTTAGTGGATACGCCTACGGCGCTTATTTTTTGGTATAACCATCAAAGGCGCTTTATGGCTCCTATTGTCTTGAAAATGTATCTTTACTTGTATTGTGTTTTATGCGTAGTCTCCCTGTGTAGTATGTAACTTGTTAATTTTCATATGAATACAGAGGCAACACGATGAAAAATATTGCAGCTATCAAACGTAATAACCGCAAGATTCACGCTCGTAAGTTCCTGTCTACGCCAGAAGGAAAAGCCTGGCTAGAGCGTAAACAGAGAGAGAACGAAGAAAGAAAACTCCTTAGTGAGTTGAAATGGCTTAAGGATTGAATCACCAGTAGGCGCATAACACATCCAGCGATCAAAGATGTGTTTATGCGCCTGATAGTGAAATTATTAAAGTCGTTTAGTTAACATCGCCATTGCTTGAGCAATAATTGCAACAGCGTCCATCTCTTCACTGGAAGCGATGCAAATGCGGTAACTAATAGCCACAATGAATACATCAATAACGAGAAAGTGAATAGTGTGAAGATGTTTTGAAAGTAAATGCATAACTTCCTCCGGTTTTGGGATAGGAGGATTAGAACATGCATTAAATGATGTTGCAAGAATGGCAATTTACCCTAATAGTCTACTATTCACCTCAATCTACGTCAACCAATATTTGATGTAGATTTAATTTTCTTTTAAAAACAATATGTTGTTATTTGTTGAATTTTGGGGTTAGGTTGTTTTTTGAACGTTTTCATCAAGTGTAAAGATACGTTTAGCCTTCATAGTGAGTTCAGTTACTGTCTTTTTCTCTGAAATCGGCGCAAACGTGATCATCGCTTGAGGTTGCTGCTCTTACTTCTCAAATTGTGATGGAGAACGATAAAGGTTAGAGGGCACTTTTATTTTTTTAAGCAAGTGTATAGCATAAGAATAATCTAAAAAGGGAGGTTATATGCGCAGGTCTGCATTTGTGAGGATGATGATTTTTACAACGTTGTTTGTAGGGGGAACTTCTACCGCAGTTGCTAAAAACTGCAAAAAAGGAATACCTTGTGGTAACTCGTGTATAGCTGTTGGTAAGACGTGCCGGATTGGCTCTTATGCCCCTTCATCTTATAAAAATCATTCATACTCTTATCCTTCATCCTCTATTCGAAGCTCGCAATCAAATAATTCACGAAAAACTGAAGGAGTGAAAACGACTCCTGCTGCCAAAAATTATCTTTGCCAATACTCTATTGCATCAATCGAAAACGGACGTTTAGGGGCATTACGTGTTCAGGGATACGCACAAGTAACTTTATATGCAGATAGCTTCAAGGCTAACAGATTAAATGGAACATATTTGATATCGCCAAAACTGAATGCTAACGGCAAGTTTATGATGGCAGATGATAAAAGCAAGGTTTATGCTTATGATTCTTGGCTATTAAATTTTGCAATAAGCGATCGTATCACAAGAACGACAGAACAATGGGATCGATGTAAGCTCAATCAAAAATAACAGTTAGAGAAGCTCTTGTAGAGGCATTATTGAGTTATTGGTTTTAATATTTTTGTGCCTCTATGGGCTTTTTTTGCCTTTTTGCAATGTAGAAGAGAGCACAGGAATCGTTAAAATTAATTATTGGGGTATTTAAGGTTATTTTCAGGTGATTTAAGGGTATTAAACGTAATTTAAGTGATTAAAATATAAACAGGTTGTTCTGTATCTTATTGATTTATAAGGTTGTTTTCAAATAAAGGTAAATAAAAAATAAATAGCCATAAATAGCTATAAATACATCTAAATACATATGAATCCCCTCCCTTATGGCTAGATTGCGAGAGGTGCTTAACGCGATTTTCAGCGCCCCCCGATCTGGAAAATCCAGAATCCCCAAATATCAGCAAGGAATTTTCTTGCGTAATCAACATCGTTTTTACCTATTAAATCATTACACAGAAAGCCTTTCTGTAATGTCTCTCACTAAACTTTCACTAAACACGAGAATGATCGGTTTTATGTCGGATCAGATGCTAGAAACAGCACCACGTCTCACAAGGGCTGTAAGCGATGAAACCAGTGTTTATGCGGGTGCAGGTCAAAATATAGGCCAAAATACATTTAACATAATAATCGTAATATGCACTAAGGAACACATAGAACGCCTTGAGTTGATGTATCAGGGGAAAAATGGTGGATTTTTTACGTAGGAGCACGAGAGGGCTTCTATTGACTTTTGTATGCTATGAAATATAATAGAAGATTTTTTATTTTTATGTTGATAGTGATTGCACATTAAAGATTGAAAGCAAATTTAAACATAAATTTTCAACACGTGAAAGAACTTGTTCAACAAATGATAGAACGTTTATTGAGCAACAATTTTGCAGTGATGCGCTATATGCCGCATAACATAAGGCTTTGCTGATGATGACGCAAAAGTGAAGAAAGTAAGAATTGCATTTTGAAGCCATTTTTCTTGGATTTTTTAGTATGGAATTACACAGGGATTAATCATCAATTAATCTTGAATTTAAGCTTGTTTTAGATGTTTAATTTTTGATAGCAAGAAAGACTTTTACTGATTATAAGAAGATCATTGCACAGATGTTATGTGATGGATGTAACGGTAGGTCACTGTGAGCTACCCCCACAGAATTCTGTTATCCTTAACTTTTAAAGAAATATGCACCCTAACAGAAAACTGTTACCCCAACCCTAACAGAATTATGTTAGACACCCCCACAGAAAACTGTTAGCCACCCCTACAGAATTTTGTTACCTATTAGATCAACTATCAAACTACAATTAAATTATCTTTTATAAATTCTTTTATCTTTAAAGAATAATTATAGGGATACCCGTTAGGGAGTCTTCGACTATCCCTTAATCTATTGGCATTCGCCAGAACCTTGCACAAGTTAGAGTGTTAGTCAGTTAGACTGATACTTCTCATAACACATAGTTTTTGTTTGTTAATGTTAGTTAGTAGATCTATGTTCGCTTTCCGCTCACAACGAATATGTAATCTACTATGTGCAAATAGCCTACGGCTTGCGTAAGGCTAAATAGTCTTGCGCTGTGCGCAGAACGATAATTAACTAACTACCATCTAACGATCATCAATCATCTAAAATAAATTTCTTGTGCAATGTTCTTGCGAATGCAATTAGGGTAGCGTTACCCCTTTGGGGATGCTAACGCATAACTATAGATCAACCATCAAACAGACAAAAAAGAAAAATATGGTTTAAAGATGTTAGGTAGTAGATGAGTTTCTACCGCTTAAATCAAACCGTAGGCGAGCTAAACAGCCATTACATAAGGGAATGTATTGTTTTTATCAAAACCTCGTTAGAACGCGTTTTAGAGCGTTTTAGACAATAATGAAGAATTGGAGTATTCGTAAGAGCACGAATTGCTAAGAAAAATCATAACACACTGAAAATGATCAATATTTTTATGGCTGGGGGGTTGACAAAAGCCTTTAGTCGTGGTAAAGTAATATTAGGGGCAGGAAAACATTCTTATCCTTTAAATAATTAAACCAATGCATCGCACTTTGAAGCCCAAGGCTTGCAAGGTGTCTATTTCTTTTAACTAAATAGAATAGGAGGTTAATTAATGAAATATTTCACTCCACAGGATATTGTGGAAGCCTGGAAACGTGGTGAGATCAACCGTTTTAAAGTAAGGATGAACAGGAACACAGCGCGACGCTGTGGTTATCCAGAGCGTGAAAAATGCTTTGACGATGCACTAAAAATTATTGATGAATTAAGAAAAAATGAAAAAGGATCTGAAAAAGAATCTGAAACAGAGTAAAGAAGAGAAGGAGAAAACTATGAGCGAAACTACAGAAAAGAAAAGGCAACCACGCACTTGCTTTCATATTCCTGATGAAGTATTTCAGGTGTTGTTTAAAGAAGCCAGAAGTAAACGTATCACTGTTACAGATTACATTCTTGATATGTTGAAAAGAGAGGCTGAAACACTCTCAAACAAAAGCAAGTGATTTTTATCACCATAGTAGCGCCGTAGAGCGTGATTACATCAAGGAGATTTTTAATGATTAATGAAGAACAATTTGTAAAAGTTCCTATGTGGATTCTAAAAATAAGCCAAGTAAACGGGCATAAATTTACAGATAGTGCTAAAAACCTTTACTGCTATCTGAGAGGGTTTGATCGTGCATTTCCCTCTTACGCTAAGATAGGCGATGTTTTTGGCATAACACCAAGAGCAGCAGAAGAAAGGGTTAAGAAATTGCTCGAAATGGGATTAATTATAAAAGATGCACGACCAGGAAGCTCTAACCTTTATCGAGTGCTTGATATTCCAAAAGGAGAATCATCACTACCTGATCCTTCTGAGAAAGAAGACGAATCTAATGAAATATTGAATGTTTCCGAAATCATCGTTGAAGAAGAAACACAAGAGCCAGAGTTCCCTGAGCGGCCCGAAATTTTTACTTGGCTTCTTTCCCTTGATAAGAAGAAACCACCGCACGAAGAAACAGAAGATTTTGTAAAACGAGCATTAGATTCAAAGAATATCTATCTTTGTGAAAATGATTTTGACTCTTTGATAATTGATCTCAAAAGTGAGAGCACAATATATGATTCACTACCCTTTTAAGGAAATAAATGATTTATAACATCACAAACAATCAGTAACAACAGATCGGGCAATACATATGGCAAGTGCATTTGTAGCAATATTCATCGTAACTATGGCATTCAGTTTTTATAATCCACATAAAAAGAGGGAAAATGGGAAGAAAGAAAAAGAACAACTTAAAACGTATTGAGCAAGGGAACACCTTCAACGACGTAAGAAAGCAAGTTTATAAGAATAATGAAGAAGCAGGTGAAGAGATAGTCTTCATTTTAGAATCTAACAGCCCACCACTTACAAACGAAGAATTAGAAATTATTCAATCAATGGGTGATGGTGTGTATTTCAAACCCAGAACAAGAAAGACAACGATTATAGAACCTGGCACATTGAAGAAATGGCAATTGTTAGGCTTTACCTCATTTCGTCACTATACAGGCTTCAATTCGTTCAACAATCAGGTAGGCGGCGTTACAGAAACAGATCTGATGCAGCACCTGATCGACACTCTCGCATCTAACAAACGTTCTAACTAATAGAAAGACGGGCGTATGTATAAGCGCCCAATGAAAATATTCGAAAAAGGAAAAATAATGATTGGCTATATTCAAGAAACACAATTATTTCAGATGCTCCTGTCTGATGCAAAAAACTATGCTGAGTTAATCCGGCTGGCAAAAGAAACAGAAGACTACGAAGCATTAGAACGTTACCGTGATGAAGTGCTGACGCTCAAGACACCTTTTAACATCGTATTGAATATGATTAATGATGCATTACAAGGAGAATACGCATAATGGAAGAAGATATTAGCAATGCAATGGAACAACTTTTAGATCTGACTATCTCACTACAAACAAGAATAAATCAAGCCTATTCAGATTTATGCGATTATACGCTCTCTCAATGCGTTATTAGCTTAATGAAGCTCAATGTATGCTTAGAAGATTTTGTCTCTCTGGTGAGCGATTTAGAGCTATCAGATGCCAAGATGTGCACTCAAACCATCACAGACACCGCCAGCACGTTAAAGGCTGCAAGTGAAGAGATTCAGCAATTAGTAAATGATTTAGCAAAAAGTGCTATTTTCTCTAAATGATAATGAAAATCATTTGCATTTATGATGATTTTGTTATATAATAATTTTAGGGGTAGATTAAAAGATTTTAGTTGGTGTTAATCCTTCTACTGTCATAAATCCCTGCATATGGAAGGTGATAGCCTCAAAGGTTGAGTGGCATTAACCTCTAACAAATATTACCTTCCATCTATCAAGAAGTTTTAGAATAATCATAACTCCCTCTTTGATTGTTGATTGTTTCTACGTTGTGTTGATGAATGTTGTTAGGCATTGTGCTTAATTTTTGATAAAAGCGGGTAGGTGTTATCTCCTTGCCCTTCCCGCTCTTATTTTTCATCTATGCTTATCCTAAAGCTCCTTATTTTGTCCGAAAACATTAAAGAGCCTTACACTGATAGTTATATTTTATAACTATTTACTAACATCATTAAACTCTTATTTAATGACGGAAGTTAGTAACAGAATAATCTATTAAGTTGTTGTCAAAAAACTATCATCTGCATAGCGTTAGCCGCAAGTAGAGAGAGTTTAGCTAAGAATGGTGCAATAAACTTTGGAAATATTGATAGCAAAACGGGTTTTATAGAATGCGGATCTATAATCTTTGGTTGTGAAACGATTTTCTGAAACGGTAGATTACTGTTGGTGTAGTTAATCCTTATTAAAAATTTAATCTGTGAGTAGATTGGAATAGTGATTCCTTAAAATCTGACTGGTGCATCCACACCATGAAAGATAGCGGTTAGCCACCGCGCCCCGAATAGATATTCCTGATTGATTCCGCATGTTTTCTTAAGAGCATGTTTTCAGGAGTATCTATTCACCCTTTAAGCATATCATCAAGTATATTTAAAAAGTGTATTTGCTGATATGTTTAATCCTCTTATAGTTTAACTTATCAATTATGTAATTGCCCGCACGTTAAAGCCCCTTTGCTGGTCAGAACCTCTTACGGCATTGGGGCTTTTTATTTGTCTGGCACTAACAGGAACGTTATTTATGAAACAAGAAATGATTATCAGCAAAGACGGGGAAACGATGATTGTTAGTGATGAAAACCTCATTAAGGTTGCCGCACTGTTGGGAGTTACTCCCGAAAGTCTTCGTTCTACCACTGCTCAATTATTTAAATCGGCTGATGCGGTTAGTCTTGCTGATGCCCTTAAATCTAAAATTAAACAACTGAAAGGAAAATAATCTTATGGCTAACCCATATGGAAAATTAAAAGCAGTGAATGCGGATAATTCCCGTTCACGCTGTAAGGTAGTAGCTTACGCTGCTGATCCAGTGCTGCAAGATCGCCTCGTCAAACTGGCTTCACCTCTCACTGACGATCTTATTGTCGGGGCTTTGCTGAAAGCCGATGGCACCAAAGCAACAACCGCTTCTGATATTGCTCACGTAGTGGTTGAACCGGCTTATGAAGGACAGGAAAGCGTAGTGGTTGCACATCCTACTTTCGTTATTCTGGCTGAAGATGGGATTGAATTTAACAGTATGGAAAAGGCAAGTGTTATTGCAAAACTGCAATCTCTCGGCTTTGTAATTGCTGGTTATGAAGAACTTGCGATCCCTACGACTTAACAAGGAAAATAATAATGAATGATTTATCAACATATTTTGGCGTTAATACTGCGGTAGTAACTCCATTTGCTTATGAGAATGCACTTAATACCCTGATTACTAATCTCGATCTGTTCGATGTGCAATATCATACAGAAAACAGCATTCTTCTTACCGACCTGATTGATCAGTTTGTGCAGGTAGCTGGGGAAACCTCGCCTTACGCTCAAAGCGACTGGAACGCCTCTAAACGTCAGGAATGGTCAAACAAACTTTTCCAGATGAAACACGTCGGCAGTATTAACGCTGTTACTTCTCGTGACCTGGAACAATACAGCCGCCAATATCCAAACCGTTCTGATGCTATGCTGGTAGCGGTTAATGATTTCTCTGAGGCACATTACCGTTCACACGCAAACCGTGTTGAAGTGGATCTGATTACCGCGCTGCTGGGCCTGAAAGTTGAATCTGAATATGCCGGACAAGGTGATCTCGACTTCCTCGACGGTCAGGCTAAAACCACGGTACCCGCTATCGACTTTGCATCGACTACTGTTAACCCGTTCCTTGCTATTCGTAAAGCGGTGCGCTTACAGAGTGAAAAGCTGGGGTCTGGTCTTGCTGCAAAGCGAACTGGTGTAATTATCTTTGCTGCTGGCGCTGCTGCTGATGGTTTGTCATCTAACCCGCTGATCAGTGACATGGTGAAATATGCAGGTGATGCGAGTGCTACGGCCCTGTTTACCCGTATGGTTGATTCTAACCCAGCCTATGACTCTTTCCAGATTGGTGGGATCACTGTTATTGATGTGTCAATGTTTCCTGAGATTGTTGCTCACATCGGAGAGAACGGTTTCGCAATTGTTCCAGTAATGGATAAAGCGGCACAGTGCTATCAGCTTCATAGCGGCGTTGGTGTGCGTCATGCTGAGTTAGGTCAAGATGCCGTGTTACATCACCAATATCTAATCAAGGATGAATTCCAATTCCCATCTGTGGTTACTGAGACATCTTATCTGCCAGTAAACAACATTCCGCAAGCTATCATCTTCGGATCTGCTGCGTAATAAAGCGTTAATAGACGATTCCCCATCGTCTGGAAATAATCGGGGCAATAAGGGTAAGGGATAATCATATAAGCAAAATATGCGCTGTCTCTTGCCCTTATTTTTTTTCTACTGTCTACAAACCCAAATAAAAATATATATGTGAGAGAAAACCAATGAACGCAGAAAATTCACAGGCATTAATTCTTAAATCTGTAAAAGAACTGGCAGCTATTAGCGAGGAATCAGTTATAAACACATCGGCGCTTTGCCGCCTTTTAGAAATTGATGCAAATAATGTGCGTCAGCGTGTCTTTCAGACTGGATGCAGCACTTTCGAAGCAATTCAATACTATTGCTCTAAAAAACAATAATAAACAACAATCATAATACAGGGAAACAATTAGCATGTTAGAACTTAACGTCAGCCGCTTATCAAACGTTGTCACCTTCCAGGTTGATCGACCATCATTAGAGAAAGCAAAAGCAGAAGTAGAAAAACTTCGTAAACAAATGGCGGCGGTGAAAGATATAGAATTGCGTGTTAAGACACATAAACAATCAACCGCTAAAGCAAAAAAAGACGTAGACGATATTGCTAAAAAGCAAGCACAGGCAGATAAAGCCAATGCTAAAGCACAATTAGCCGCTCAACGTGTAGTTGCAAGAGAACAAAAAGCCCTGGCAGCACGCAAAGAGAAGGCAGAATTAAAGCTTTTAGACGTTGGATCAAGCATTAGTGCAATGCACCGTCTTTCTGTAGCGGAACAATATAAAGCTATTGCACAGGCTAGAGAAATTGCCCTCCAATATGAAAGAGGCGCTATTAGTCTGGCACGTATGAATAGCCAAATGAAACGCCTACAACAGCAACAACGTAAGATTAATGGCAATCGTAACGCTCACGCTAAAGCCTATGCACCTGTTAAGGGTAGCGGGAGTATTGGCGGCGGTGCTGCGGCTGTTATGCTGGGTGGCTTAGGCGCTGGCGCTACGTATATGGCTATGAGCAAAGCCTCTGAATTTGTTACTAACAGCTTTGCGAATGCTGAAACGCTGGGTGAATTGTATAGCCGTGCGAAGCTGGGCGGTGTAGACGTTAACCAGATGAACGATGTTGAACAATGGGCGTATAAAAACGGCGTTGATTCAATGATGGGCGAACAAGGTAAACGTAAGTATCTGGATCAGATGAAAGATGTGCGTGAACGTGCAACCAAATCTTATGATGAAGCTGAATATGTAGTTGATAAGAAAACTGGTAAAGGAGAATGGAAGGGCGGCGATAGCGGCATCAATACTTTAATGAATGAAGGATTCCTAACTAAAAAGGATCTAAAAGACTTTGCTGATAATCCGGCTGGTCTGGTTAGTAAAGCAGTTCAGGGAATGGTAGCTAAAGGCTATTCAGATGCACAAATCGGTAGTCGTCTGGAAGATCTGGCTGATGATTTGATGCTCACCTCTAAATACTGGACACGCTCCGCTAAAGAAGTGGAACAATCAGCACGAGAACAACGAGAATCAGGGCGCTGGGTAACACAGGCACAACAGGAAAGCGTTATTAAATTCCGTGAACTGAATAATGCACTTAGTGGGCTTTCTGACTCACAAGGGATCGCCTTTGTTGATGGCTTTATGAAATCTCTCGATCCTGCTGTGATTGAAGAGTTCAAAAAGAGTATGGTTGCAATGCTGCCAATGTTTACCAAATTAGGCGAGGCTATCGGCGGATTGGGTAAAGCCGTAATGAAAGCAAAAAACTGGCTGATGAAAAACGACGAGAAGACG